CACGAAGTTCATGCGTACGGCTTTCATGAACGTCGTCGTTGGGGTGATTGGAATTTTCGTCGGTATGGGGATTATGGCTTTGCATGTCAGGCCTATGCACAGCACCGGCGCTGAGATCGCTTAGGAGCTGCAAGTCATCGAACAGCAGATCGACAAGGTTGACAGCGCGATCGAGACCAACAAGGCGGTGACGGTTGAGCTTATGAAGAAAGTTGAAGAGGCAACGCAAGATTGAGGTATAATTAAATTATGCCTTATGGAACTTCCTGTATCTGATCTTTCTTCAGTAGACAAGAACAATCTTGTAGTAGACATATCTAAGATAGACAAGGCTTATTTTGAAGAAGTCTCTTCTGTCTATACCTATCTTAGGAATGTAGGAGTACAAGACCCTAAGTTCAATACACTTGGTGCTTGCACTGAAGACAAATGGGCGCTGATGTGCTCGTATGCTTACGAAGCTGCGCCGTATGATGTTCCTCAAGTCGTAGCTGAGTGGCAATCGGTCTTGAAACTGGCGCTTGGCCAAGAGAATGCGCAGTTCAGCATCTTGACTGCGGATGAGGCTAAAGAGATGCTCAGGAAGAATGGCCATGTCGTTGCAGCTCTTCTTTAGTTCCTGCATTCAATGATATGGTTCATATTGCATTTCACCAAGTCGGCACCAATCGGGTTTGAGATGCCCGCCGACAAGGAGTCAACCGTTCCAGCTAAGTTCTCTTTGAACAGCTTGCTTGCATTGCGCGACCCACTTCTAGCATGCGAACTGCTGAAGCTGAACTGCCCAATGCTGAACTATCCATCGATGTTTCGCGGGCACGCAATACGGTTCATTAGGGCAAATGGTCTTCTGAATGAGTTGATCACAGCCGGCTTCATAACTAAGGCAAACAGCCTTGAAGCTCTGAAAGCAGCAATCAGTCCTTCTTGAAGTCAACGGGCTTCAGCACTTTGGTGACGTAGTTCTTGTCTCGCTCTTTGAAGGAGACTAGTGTATGCTTCTTAAGCTCAGCTTCGTCCGGCGGATTGCAAGTCACCTGAAGTGAGATGCGCTTGAGGTCGTCTGACACTAGGAGAACAACAGTGTAGTTAGTCAGATGCTCTTTGAAGATTGGAAGGCCTTCGAGCGCCAACGGATTGATGTCCTTGTCAAACTGGTATACGGTGTCTGCTATCTGGATGTAAGCACAACGGTCATGCTCAACATAGAAGTCAGTGATCATCTGCGCTAGGGTGTCAGTCTCGAGTGTCACCTCTGAGCAAAGGCGCATGATGCCCTTCTCTCCATAGTCCGCAATGGTGTTGGTAAGGACTTCGTTGTAGTCTGCGCCATGCTTCTTGCGCTTCGTCGCGCTAAGGAACATGGTGAAGAACGTAGTGAGCTTCTCGGCGTTTGGGACAGACAGCAGCGAGTTCGCATCAGCCATGGTCTTGCCTTGTGCCTTCAGGATGACGTCGATCTTCGCTTCGATCTTCTTGATGTTGTCGATCGAGCTGTAGAAGCGGCTGTCGTCTGGGTCAAATGGCTGCCGGATGTCGAACTTCACATCATCAGGCAGAGACTCCCAATACTCGTACTCAGAGTGCAAGCGCTTCACTAGCGAGTCAAGAGTGTTGAATACACTTCCTTTGGTTAGGTCACTGCCGGATGTCCTTGTCTTGATGAGGAAGTCATCTGATTCAAATGGCTGGTCAACCCATTGCCCGATGTGGTGGTCGAAGATGTAGAGGATGGCGTCATTGTACATGTCGATGTAGGTTTCGACGTAAGTGTCATAGGCGTAAGCGATCTCTTCGAAACATTCTGGATAGCGCCCAGTGAAGAGTCGAGCTCGAAAGACTCTGCCGTTTGGTACATATGTCCGCCGTAGTTCGTCGATGAATGCTGCAAGCTAGTTGGTGTTGTCTGTGAACTGCTTCCATGTAGCTTTCACCTTAGGATGCTCTAACAGCTCAGTCAGGAACTTGCTGATGTTGACCTTCTTGTTGAAGAGGTCATCGACACGCGCAATGGCGACTTTGTCTCCGCCATAGCCTTGCAAGTACTTCTTATGGTCGTAGTAGATGTGGTTGGTGTCAGCGGTCACCTGGTACTTGAAGTACCGCGACGTCGCAAAGTCTAGCTTGCATTCGACGAAGAAGTCCTTGCCATCTGAGTTCGCCACATTGATGTCAGACTCAACCGCACCTCCAATGACTTCAGCCTTGAACTTGCTGCTGTCGATTGGCTTGCCGTTGATGGTGTAGAAGCCATCTGCAAGAAGAGTGTTGATGCCTTCGCAGACATCTTGCTCATGCTTCTTCCAGTCTTGCTTGCGCTCAGGCTCAGCCACTTGCAGGTGGTGCTTGTCTAGGAGTGCCTTGAGCTCATCTAGCTTCATCTTCTCTGCGTTCACAATGGCAACATTGTTCCGGCGCAGAGTGTCTAGGTATGCATTCCTGATCTTCCTGATACGTGCTGGCGCGCCAAACCTGCTTGAGTTGCCAGTAGCCTATGTCATGTGCTTGAAGTCATCCTCGCTGTAGGTGAAGACGTCCTTAGGCCGTCCGCGCTTCTTCTCTGCCAACCGCTCAGCTTCGCAGTACTCTTCGAAGGTCATCATGCTGGAGCTATTTACCCAGCATGGCCGAAGTAAATAGACATGCTATGATCAGTCTAGACACCATTGTCCAAGAGAGCTACGACCGCACCATGCTCTGCGAAGGCGGCTGCGGCGGCCACATCAACCATATCTTCGAAGACGGCAACCTCACGTTCGCGGAGATCCGTGACATCTTCAAGAACGTCTTCCAAGGCAAGACCCAACTGAGCGAGAAGGTCGATGGCCTTGCACTGTCAATCACCTACAAAGATGGCAAGTTCGGAGTAGCGCGAGACAAGAAGAGCCTGAAGGACCCAATGGACATCGCCAAGCTGACTGACAAGTACTGCGACAAGAAGGAAGTCCGCGAAGCCTTCACTGCTTCAGTCAAAGACCTCTCAGACGCGCTCTCCTCTCTTGACCAAGTCCAGCTGAACAAGGTCTTCGCCAATGGCCAGAACTTCATGCGGTGTGAGATCATCTACCCGCCATGCAAGAATGTGCTCGACTACGGCAACAAATGCTTCCTCGTCCTCCATGGCCTTGACGTCTACAACAACCTCTTTGACAAGGTCAGCGAAGACCAAGAGCAGGCAAACCGGCTCTTTGAGATGCTGCGCAAGCACAAAGCTCTCCAGCAAGAGACCTTTGAGATCACCAAGCCAAACATCTTGCGCATCAAGAACAGCGTCGACGCAGATGAGGCGCTCGCAAGCCTGATGCAAGACCTTGAGGCTCTAGTCAAAGGCAATGGCTGGAAGTGCAGCGTCAACGACTACGTCAAGGACCGCTACTCCTCATACATCGTCGACTGCGCCCTAAAGTCAGGCATTGATGTTGGCCGCAACTCAGACTTCGTCAACGAGCTTGTCGCCCGCCTTTCCAATGTCTCAGGACGCCGCCCAACGAAGACTGACCTCATCACTTACGCCAAGAAGGATGGCATCGACTACAAGGCGCAGAACTACCGTGACATGATGGCCTACCTCGAGGAGACTGCTGCCGAAACCAACGCGGAGATCATCAAGCCAGTCGAGCGCCTCTGCATCAAAGCTGGTGTAAGCCTCATCAAGAACCTTCAAGGCTTCATGGCAGCTGACCCAAGCAAGACCGCCCAGAAGATGCTTTCCGAGCTCGACCAAGCTGTTGCAGCGATCGAAGAAGATGAGACCCTCACTCCAGAGAAGATCAAGATCTTCAAGCGCAACATCGACAAGCTTGCTGGCTACCATGAAGGCATGCCAAGCGAGGGCGTAGTCTTCATCTACAAAGGCAAGCCATACAAGATGACTTCGCTCTTTGGCCCAATCAACCAGATCACAGGCATCCTCCGCTACAAGTGATGGACACAATAGCGCTCATTCCAGGCAAGTTCGCGATCCCGCATAAAGGGCATCTCGACATGGTCGCCAACTACTCGAAGCTGGCGGACTACGTCATTGTCATCGTCGCCAACCCTAAGGACAAAGGCGCTCGTGACCCAGCTGCTTCAAAGCGTATCCTCCAGGCATTCATCAAGCATGCCAAGCTGCCAAACGCCAAGGTCATTGTCTCCAAAGACGCCTCGCCAGTCAAAGCCGCCCTCCATTGCATCAAGAAGCTGCGCGGCTGCAACATCATCCTTGGCCATTCGTCTAAGGACTCAGCTAGCCAATACGCCTGGCTAGTCGACTACTGCCGCAGCCACAAGGCCGCAAACCTCCAAGACCCATCGAAGACCGCCTTTACGCCGAAAAGCAGCATCTCATCAAGCAAAATCAACCTTGCCGACTTTGCCGCCTTCAAAGCCGCGATGCCAGACGGGCTTCCAGACCAAGACTTAAGAGAGATCCAATCCATGCTCACACCACAGCTCAAAGAGTCGCTTGCGCCAGTCGACGAGACCGAGTGCATCCATCTTGACATCACCGACGATATGCTCGCCAACTCATCGCTGCGTGTCTACAACGTCGGCCAAGTCGTCAAAGGCAAGGACGGCAAAGACATTCCAGTCACGCCAAAGAAGTTCCCTGAACGCGCAGTCGACATCTGTGTCCCAACTGGTGTTGAAGGACTTAACATCCGCATCTACCTTGACACTAAGGACAAAGCATGGGACTCAGACTTCACATTTGATGGCGTTCCAGGAAAGCTTTCGCTCGAGCAGATGGGCCAGTTCTTCAACTCTGACTTCTATGCTAGACTCGCACAAGTGCTTGCGAAGAAGTGGCCGCTCAGCGATGAGCTCTATGGCAACCTCTTCCAAGGCGTCGCGAACCGCCAGATGCGAGTCTCTTGCGGATCGCCAATGACCGAGGACTCCAATGACCTCACCAAGCGCAAGGACCTTGCTGGCAAAGACGTTGACCGCGACCATGAGCCCGACTACACCAACAGCGGCCGCAAGATCGTGCACTTCAGCGACTTCGGCGTCAAGACTTCTAGCGGCAAGTACTACTGCTGGCCTAAGCCCGGCCGCGAGTTCGCCTGGTCGCAATGGAAAGACTGGAAGAAGATCAAGCCGCTATGCCGCATCTCCTTCAAGCACGGCGAACACACTTACGGCGTGTCAATCAGCACTTTCGGGGAGAACTTCGAGAACAGAGGGTTCCGCGGCTATGACCTCGACATCTAGCCGCCCTTAGCGTGGATTACGCCTGAAGAGTGCGCAGACGTCATGAACCTCACTATCTTCAAGAAGTTTGCCGCCCAATGTGTTGACCGCATCAGCCAATACATTGACATGGACACCAAAGACATCATGGCCAAGATCAACCGCCCAGACAAGATCACTGAAGAGGAGATCGAGGCGACAAAGCGGATCATCGGAAAGGTGCTCAAGTCAGCAATCAAACCTAGAAAGGCTGACACCTTCTCCTTCAAGACGTGACGGTGTTCATATGGATACGGTTAAGACACAGCATGCCAGCAAAGAAGACAACATTGCCGAGCACGAACGCGTTCCGCTAGCAGTTGCGGCAAAACAGCTGTTTGATGCCATAAAGACAGATGAACTGTTTCTGATGGATGTTGTTGGTGATGAAGTATACCTTGTGATGCAGTGACACGCAATACCAATGAGCAGTGCCTAGGGTCACTCCTGGGCATTTCTTGTGTCTAGATGATGGCATCTTCAGCCTTAGACGGTGAGCGCCTCGGGTGATCCTTGTTAGCTTAGGCAATGAGCTATTTGTGCATCTAGGCATACGTGAAGATGGGTAAGTAAGTTAGGTTGCAATCCATTCGGCGCGGCGTCTAAGTCCGTACAGTATAGGTCAGCAACAAGTGCAGAAAGTCTAAGAACATGAGCAAGAAAGCCGCCGACCAAGAGAAGAACGCCAAACGCGCCGAAAAGCAGAAACCTACCGCAGAGCAGCAAGAGCAGACCGCAGAACAGATGGAGCAGAGCTTGTTCGCCAAGAAAGAGCTCACCAACTCAGTTGTCCGCCTCATTGGTGACAAGATCACAATCTGCCAGGTAGTGCAGCTTTTGGCGTACATCCGCCATGCAATCCAACATAAGAAGCCGATGAAGGTTGAAGTGAACATTGGCAGCAAGTTGGCAGACGGCGAGTTCCTGTTTGACGTCAACCAGCAGGAGATCCGCGACTACGTCACTCAGCCGTACATTGAGATCAACTGAAGCACATCTTTGAAGAAACTTATAGAGAGGTACTAGCTATTGCTATGGTCAAAATCTTAAAAAAGAATGGCGAAGAACAGCCATTCAGCAGTGAAAAAATCAAACGCGCTATTCGGAAGTCGGCAAACCGGGTATGCGTCACTTTGACTGACAAGGAAGAGAAGAAAGTTGTTGATACAGTCAAGAAACAGCTGCAGTATAATCAAACTGCTGTACCAGTGTCAACGGTGCATAATATGGTTGAACTTGCGCTTGATTCTGTCAATCCATCGGTCGCTAAGTCTTATCGAGAGTATCGTGACAATAAGTCGGCATTTAGTTCGATGCTAGACAAAGTATACTCTAAGAAGCTCAGTTTGAACTTCATTGGAGACCGTAGCAATGCAAATGCCGATTCAGCATTAGTCACAACCCAGAAAGCAATTGTCTATAACGAACTCAACTCAGAACTGTATAAAAAGTTCTTCTTGACACAAAAAGAAGAACGCGCGATGAGTGATGGCTATATCTACATCCATGATCGCGGATCGCGGTTAGATACAATCAACTGCTGTTTGTTTGATATGAAGAGCCTTCTTACAGGAGGTTTCTTTATGGGCAATCTTGACTATCAAGAGCCAAAGAGTTTGGATGTTGCATTTGACCTTATCGGCGATGTCACTCTCAACGCTGCAGCATCGCAGTATGGCGGCTTCACAATTTCGCAGATCGACAAGCTACTTGCGCCATATGCGGAGAAGTCTTACAATATGTACAAGAAGGAGTATCTAGACGCGGCTGGATCTTTTGCAAAGCTCATCCTTAAAGACTTTGCAGATGAGCTAGACAAGATCCCAGATGAGTCACATGATTCTGGTATGAAGGCAAACGCGGCGGAAGAGAAACTTCAGAAGTTAGCGGACGAGTACGCGATGGCAAAGGTAAAGCGAGAGTATGAACAAGGATTCCAGTCGTGGGAGATGAAGTTCAATTCGGTCGCGTCGTCAAGGGGTGATTACCCATTCACCGCAATTACATTTGGACTTGGTACTGGAAAGTTTGAGACGATGTGTGCCTCAGTTGCGATGGCCGTTCGCAAAGGCGGGCAAGGAAAGCCCGGGTTTAAGCATCCAGTACTCTTTCCTAAGATCAACTTCTTCTATGATGAAGAGCTGCATGGTAAAGGGAAGCAACTTGAATGGTTGTTTGATGAAGCTATTGACTGTTCATCCAAAGCGATGTACCCAGACTTCATTGCATGTACGGGTGATGGTTATGATGGTGATATGTATAAGAAGTATGGTACGCCAATCTCAAAAATGGGATGCCGGGCGAATTTGTCTCCATGGTACGTTCGTGGTGGAATGGAGCCTGCTGATGAGGATGATTACCCAGTGTTTGAAGGGCGCTTCAATATGGGAGCGATCTCTCTACACTTTCCAATGATCGTCGCTAAGGCTAAGAAAGAGGACAAAGACTTCTTTGATGTCCTTGACTATTACCTTGAGATGGTGCGCGGCATACACCAGCGCACGTTTGAATACCTATCTCACAAGAAGGCTGGAATCAATCCACTAGGCTTCTGCCAAGGTGGCTTTCTGAATGGCCATAAGCAGCCCGACGAAGAGCTTGGTGAAGACTTCCTCCGGCCAATGACCATCTCATTTGGTATCACTGCATTGAATGAGGCTTCCATTCTTGCGACTGGAAAGACTATTGCTGAAAGCAATGATTGGGCAGTTGCAGTCCTCAAGCATATCAATTGTTATGTCAACCGCATCAAGAAAGAAGATAACATCTTGTATGCCATTTATGGTACTCCAGCAGAATCACTTTGCCATCTGCAAGTTGAGCAGTTCAAGAATAAGTATGGCATTATTAAGGATGTGTCTGACCATGAGTATACGTCAAACTCCTTCCATTGTTGCGTCCGCGAAGACATCACGCCAATTCAAAAACAGGACATAGAGTACCCAATGTACCATCTTTGTGCTGGAGGCCGTATCCAATATGTTCGGTATCATCTTCCGTACAATCTTGAAGCTATTAAGACACTTGTTCGGCGCGCTATGAAGATGGGCTTCTATGAAGGAATCAACTTTGAGCATTCATTCTGCGAAGAATGTGGACACACTTTCACCGATGATGAGACTTGTCCAAAATGCGGATCAGAACACATAACGACGGTGACTCGTATGAATGGCTATCTTGGATATTCTAGAGTACGCGGCAGAACAATGTATGCTGACCATAAGCTAGCCGAGTTCAAAGAGCGCAAGTCAATGTGAGGATATGATATGAACTACATGTCCATAACCCATGTTGATCAGCTAAATGGTGATGGCAACCGAGTCGTCCTTTGGGTTGCTGGATGCAGTCATAAGTGTCCAGGATGTCAAAATGCCTATAGTTGGGATCCTGCCATCGGCATCAAATTTGGCCAGGACGCCAAAGAAGAACTATTCAAAGATCTTGCGGAAGATTGGTGCGCCGGCATCACATTCAGTGGTGGTGATCCATTGTTTTGCGCAAATCGTGCTGAAGTCATCAACCTCGCAAAAGAAGTGAAAGAGCGCTTTCCAACAAAGACTGTTTGGCTTTATACTGGCTATTGCTGGAGTGAGATCATTACAGATGACTCAATGTCTAGTATCTTGAAGTACGCGGATGTCATATGTGATGGTCCATATGTTGAAAGCTTGCGCAATGTTGATTTGCATTGGGTAGGATCATCAAATCAACATGTCATCAATGTCAAGGAACGATTGGCTAAAGTCAGTCAACTTGCGCATGAGCGTGGAGATAGATAGGAATCAACTAGAAGTAAATAAGCCTAGAAAGACACAGGACCACCAATGAGTACATCTATCTTCTTCGGCAAGGCGCCGGCAAACGTATTGAAGTGGATCGTCGAGCATAGCGCTCATGAAGATCCAGATCCAGTTGACACCTCGATGTGGGGACAGGTCGTAGCAGCTCTCGAAGACTGCCGGCCATCTGAGTTCAACATGGCGAACCTCACTTACACCGGCTCGAACAGCATCCTCACTGCATTTGCCGTTGGCTCGACGAAGCCTATCGCCTATGACATCACCGGCTCCGGCTCTACTGTCAACGCCCAGTTCATGAACCTTGGCTTCAATGGCTCCATCCCGGAGTATGTCAAGTACCGCCGTGCTGTGTCTGGTGGCTACATCCACTGCTGGGTCAAGTCGACTGGCGCTGATGGAATGCTGAAGGAGATTGCTGTTGGCGACGCAACTTATGGCCGTACATACGACAGCACAGCCAAGGCGAATACCTACGCTGACGCTAGTGCTCCTATCGAGGCAATTGGCGGCAGCACGTTCACCTATGGCAACAACTGCACCTACTCAGTCCCAACGCTGATCACCGCCGGCGGCAAAGACTATGCCTTCTGCGGCTACAACATCACCCTCAACTCCCGCGAGACTCTTGCTCAGCAGGCCTTTGACCCAAATGCAAGCTGCTTCCTCGCCGGAACGAAGATCACGATGGCTGACGGCTCGAAGAAGAATGTCGAAGAGCTTACTTACGATGATGTCGTCAAGGTCTGGGACTTTGATGAAGGCAAGTTCAGCACGGCGCCAATCTGCTGGCTGACGAAGCCCGGCCTTACCAATGACCACTACTACAAGCTGACCTTCAGCGATGGCAGCGTCCTCCGTACGACTGGCAAGAACTCTAACCACAAGGTCTACAACGTCGATGAGCGCTTCTTCAAGGGCGTCGACAAGACTAAAGTCGGTGACCGCATCTACAGTGAGAACGGCATCGTCACAGTCACAAGCAAGGAGTACGTCAAAGAGGAAGTGCCATACTACAACCTCATCACGTCGCTCAAGATCAACTGCGTCGCTGATGGCATCCTCACTTCTGACCGCTATGGCAACATGTACCCAATCGACGAGACGATGAAGTACGTCAAGGAAGGCCGCGTGATCCGCCCATACAGCGAGTTCGAAGCTGCTGGCATTGACCGCTACTGGTATGACAACCTCCGTCTCGGCGAAGTCGATGAGACCATTGAGACGACAAAGGACTACATCTACAAGTGCGAGTCGCAGATGCTTCCGCGCACGATCGACGGCAAGACTATTCCGGCTGAGCCTACAAAGGAGATGAACTGATATGGCTTACAACACATACAGCACAAGCCCAATCCGCAACTACCTGACGACAACGATGGTTCCGCGCTTGATGGGCGATGACACGCTCGCGCGCAATACTGTGAAGACTGTCAACCGCACATGGGTGTATGACTCAACAGGTACGCGCGACGCCAACAACTGCAACCACGTCACTGACCAACTTTGGCTGCTTGGTTGCGGCAACATCAACTGCACGGGGTACTATAGTTCATCTGAGTACTTGAAGGATCATGCTTACGATACTAGCGTGTTCCGTGGAGTGTTCACTACTAATGCTCCTATGTATCAAGCGACGGCAACAAACGTCAAGAAGTAGTTGAACAATGATGGTTCCGTTGGCTCGGCTGGCTACTGGTGGCTGCGGTCCGCTTTCGCTGACAGCCCCAATTATGCTGGCTACGTCGACGCGTATGGTTGCGTACGCTACTATGGGGCCGGCAACACTCTCGGCTGCTCGCCGGCCTTCCTCATCGGCTAATCAGCGGCGACGACCGTCGCCGCAATCAGACGCAACCGTGCAATCGAACCCGATTGCACGGTTGCGTCCTTCTTTGGAGAACATGCTTAACATTTAGCGGTGTCCAAGTTATAATTGTTTCCATCAGCGGTACTACAACAGTATCGCACCAAACTGAAAGGAAACATAGTGGACAACACAACATTAGGAGCGGCGGCAGACCTCATCAAAACTGCTGCACCGGCTGTAGAGCCTGAAGCAAACACCAAAGTTGAGGCTAATCCGGCTGAAACTCCAACCGATGAGCATGTATGCAGCATTGATGAGCTGATTGACCTCGGTGAGTATGGCCCGGAGAAGAGCCGGCTCAAGTCGTACATCGGCAAGACCATTACGGTCACCGGCTTTGAGAAGGTCGACTCTGAGATCCACAAAGACAAGCCGACCGTCAAGCTCTACTTCCTCGATGATGAAAGCGTCGCTCGCAAGACGATGACTTCGGCAAAGTACATCACCAAGCTGATGTTTGCTATCCAGGAGAAGAATGGCTTCGGCCTTCCTGATTCTAAAGTCAAGCAGTTCAAAGCGATGCTGCTTGCAGACAATTTCTTTGGCAAGCACCGCAACTATAGGCTTGCGGCTCCTACCAAAACCACAACCACCAACACCACAAATGAGGACTGACATGGCCGTCAAGAAACAGAACCGCCCAGAGAACAGGTTTGAGACATACACCGCATTCGCCAAGCTCCAAGTCGAGCTGACCGCGAAGTTCATTGATGACACAGTTGTGACAAGCCATCCGTATGGCAAAGTCCTAGCAGCGAAGGTCATCGGCGACATGGTAGACGCCAGAGCGCATCTCCTTACTTTCAACAGCTGCGACGTCTTTGATGATGTCCAGTACAAGTCGAGGATCAGCTTCCAGCTTAAGGCGCTTGAAGACCTGAACAAAGTGAAAGCTTCAGTTGAGACGATGATTGACTTGGACAATGGCAAGTCCGCAACCAAGTATGCGTCGATCTTCAAGTCGCTTGCTTCAATTGATACCAAGATCCGCCATTTGATGTCTTCGGACAAGTACCGCCACTCTAAAGGGAGAGAGGCCATTGCAGCTGAGTATGCCGACGACCGCAAACATGACTTCTACAAACCAACGGAGATTGACCATGCGTCGAACGATGAAAGTGTCCTAGAGTCGGCTGATCCGCTTGGCATCAGCGAGTTCGTCTTCGAGCCGAAGTGATCGCTATGTACAGGATTCGAGGGGAGAGCATTACACCGAAGTGTGCGTCTTGCATCATCAGTTCCGTTGGCTCGGCTGACAACTGGTGGCTGCGGTCCGCTAACGCTGACAACGCCAATAATGCTGGCTACGTCAACACGAATGGCAACGTCAACAACAATAGGGCCAACAACACTAACGGCTGCTCGCCGGCCTTCGCCGGTGGCTTTTTGATTAGGCCTCTGTGCCTAAGGGCTCTCTCACTTGAGACTTTAGAAGTCAAATGCGCCAGAGGACAGGATCGACGTACGCGTTGCCTCCTTATTGCCTCATACGCGCTGTCCTGGAAGTAGTGGTCATGGATGACAAGGAGATCTATTCGTATGCCAGCTTGGACAAAGCTGCGCAACTGTGCACCAAGAATGTGAATTGGAAGGAGAACGTCACCTTATGGATGGCGGACAAGCATGCTAACTTGATCAAGCTCTCAAACCAGATTGCCAATGGGACATATAGGCTTTCTACGCCGCACGTCTTCCATGTGACTGACCCTAAGCCAAGGACCGTCTCGGCTACACCATTCAGAGACCGAGTCGTCCAGCGCAGCATGTGCATGAATGGGCTCTACGACATCCTCACTAAGCCGCTCATCTATGACAACTGCGCTTGCCAGAAAGGCAAAGGAGTCTCATTCGCTATCGATCGGCTGAAGACACATATGCGGCGGTTCTTCATGGAAGAGCATACGAACCAAGGCTACATCGTAAGGCTGGACATCCGCAAGTACTTCCCGTCTATCCCTCACCAGAAGCTGAAAGAAGTGGTGCTTCCTGACATTGAGAGCCCATTGATGCGTCACTTGCTGGAGATGATCATTGATGAGTCGGTGAAGGTGAAGTGCGAAGAAGACTTGTCCTTCAATGACCAAGGCTTTGGTGTAAGAGGAATTGGCCTTGGAAGCCAGATCAGCCAATTGCTCGCGCTTAGGTACTTGTCTCCGCTAGACCATTACATCAAAGAGCGCCTTCGAGTCAAGCATTATGTCAGGTACATGGATGACATGATCATGGTTGTGCGGACTAAAGAAGAGGCAGAGCACATCTTTGCTGAGGTTGATGCATTCATCCAAGACTATGGCCTGAAGCTGAACCCGAAGTCTAAGGTCTGCAGGCTAGACCAGCCGTTCGAGTTTCTGAAGATGGTCTTCAAGCTGACTCCAACGGGCGCGGCTCGGCATAGGCTTGTCCGTAAGGCCATGTTGAAAGAGACTCGGCGGGCAAATGACCTATGCAGGAAGTTCAAGGAGAACAAGATCAGCTACAGAGACTTGCTTGACCATACGAACAGTTGGTTTGGCTATGCTAGAAGCCGCGCCTCCTCTCAGCAGGTAAGGTACATCAAGGCGCTCTACCATAAGAACCTATCTAGCTTCAAGAAGGTCAGGCTGAATAAAGTACAATAGGTCCATGAAGTACGACGAGGCTTTCTACACAGCGTTGAATGGCGCAACCTCCTACAGCGAGTTCATCATGCGCCTAGATCTTGGCGGAATCGACTATCCGCGCGACGCTGAGCATATGCTGTCAGTCCTCATTGGGCTGTACTATGACGCAGATGCTTGGTGCAGTCCACCTGGAAAGTGGGGAGAGCCGGGCCAGTATGATGCAAGCAAAGAGTGCATACAACAAGTCATCTTCTCCTTGCTGTCGACGACGTATGGCATTCCACTTGAAGAGCTTGAATCGCATAAGCTAGACACCTTCCATTCGCTCAAGAAGTGGTGTGGAGAGCAGCAGAAGAAGCGAGCAAAGGAGAAGGCGGTTGATGGACGATGACTACGAGCGCATGACAGATGGCCAGATCTTAGGCTTCCTAGAGAAGAGAGCAGGCGTGCCATACGGCCTAGTTGCGGCTCTCAGGAAGAGGCTCAACCATCTCCGCTTCACTGAAGACGGCTTCTACCATGGGCGCGACTCAGATGACGCGCTTGGATGCCGGATGTGCGATGGCAGCGCCAAGTCACAGATGATGCTAGACATCCGAGGAGACTGGTAATACAGAGAGAGAGCTATGCACAAGTCCTATCCAATCCAAGTCTGGTTCCTTGATGAAGACATGCAGAAGAGCGCGTCGTACTTGACGAACAAGCTCTTGAACAAGTCTATCTTAGGATGCTACCAAGCGCTTCTTTCTGCAAGGTTCTACTTCATAGGCATCCGCAACCAGAAGGCCTTCAAATGGCACTTCGACAAGGCGCGCAAGGCAGAGACTATGGAGAAGTTCTTTCCAGCTTGGCCTTTGAAGATGCGCCCATCATTCATGCAATACGGGTCGCGCCTCAGCAAGTGGACTAGAAAGTGCGACGAGCATGTGCGCTTCATCAAGGCCTACATGTCCGAGCTCGCGGCGGAGTATGAGTACCGCTTTGGCAGAGAGCATGGCCTCCATAAGTTCTTAGTGTGGCTAGACTTGGACGCACCAAAGCTTGCGATCCCAGAAGGCCACCTCATCAAGATCACATTGGAGTGGAAGTCGATCAACCCGCGATACAGGAGCAAAGACATCATAGCTGCCTATAGGACGCAGTACAAGCATTACCTATACAACGATGGCGTCAAGATAACAGACTTCACCAAGCGAGACATGCCAGAGTTCCTCACCATGAAGGAGGACAACAAATGGATGGACTGACTAGACAGCCATCTAGCAAGATGCCTTTAACTTTTGGCCATCATCAACTTACAATAGAACCAAACACCAGACAACCAAACACAAGGAACACCATGAACACAAGCACCTATCCTGACGTCACGCCTGCCCTGTCCAAGTACCAGACCAAGTATTGGGAGGATCCTGAGAAGTTCCGTGCTGCCCAGCGCGCCAAGTACGCAAAGCATCCAGATTCGATCAAAGCGACTGCTAAGCGCTGGCAGGATGCGCATCCAGAGTACTTCCATGCTCTCTGCCGCTTGAACAGCAAGATCTGGAACAGCCGCAAGAACGGTGATGTTGTGCAGGTCGCCAAGCTTGAGTGCCAGAAGAAGATGCTCAAGGACAGCTACAAGTTGGGCCTTATTGGTTGAAGTCCATCCAAGGAACGGTATAATATCTGTTGGCACCAATACTGGGCCATCTAGACGGAAGGACTACCTACACAACTATGGCTAACCTATCAATCAAGGGCAATCAGAACACCACTGATCTGCTCCAGAAGCTCAAGTCATCTGCAACACAGTACCCCGAACTGACGAAAGAGCAGGAACGGGAGATGATTGAGCAATACCGCCATGACAGAGAGAAGCTGAACAAGCTTCTGTTCATGCACAACATCCGCTATGTCTTCAACACAGCCAAGAAGTACTCGCTGAAGACCAACGACTTCGATGGGATGGTGCAAGACGGCATGGTCGGCTTAGGCGAAGCATGCAAGCGCTTTGACCTAGACCGTGGAACCAAGTTCATAACATACGCTGTCCCATGGGTACGCAAGTACATCCTTGCCAACTTCTATGGGAAGAATGTGGAAGTTGAGATGAACAGCATCTCACTCCAGACTCCAAATATGTTTGCTGCCCAGAAGGCGAACCCTGGCAACGAAGTCACGTTTGAGCAGACTGTCAATGAGTATCTTGACCCAAGCTGTGTCATGGAGCAGACTGCAGATGTTGGCCTTTCAGCTGCAGAGCAGGCAGACATCTGCAATGGGCTGTTCGCCAAGCTTGATGAAGACACTAGCTTGAGCGCAACTGACAAAGCTGTGTTCAAGGAAGTTGTCTTTGACCAGGAGAAGCCTCGTTTGGTCGCAAGCAAGTACGGCGTCACCATGCATGCAGTGAACCAGATCAAGAACACAGTCCTGGCTAAGTTCAAAGAGATCCTGACATCGGAGTATGGAATCACATCTTACGCCGACCTTGCGCTTGTGAACTGATGCATCTAGCCCGGTTATGCCGGGCTTGAGTTGCATACTTTTCCTGGGCGTGCGTATAATATGGATCAGAAGGAACACACTTAGACATGTCAAAGCAGTACAGGAACATCGCCTACATCCAGGACAGCGGATGCGGCTTTTGGCGCCACATCTAGCAGATGCTTGCGGCGAATTGTGTTGGAAGCTCCTACAATGTGCAGAACACTTTCACACAGCAGCCGATCATCAACCAAGACTACTACAAGGGCATAACTTCAGTCATCTGCCAACGTTGGATCTCTCCGCAGCAGGCGAACATCTTCAAGAACTTCCTCAAGCCGATCTGCGACGCCAACTCAGCATGGCTGATCTATGCGGTTGACGACGCGATGCACTACAAGGACATCCCAATCTACAACCGCGGGCGTCCTTCGTATGCCAATGACCAGATCCAGGCGCATATCAAGGACATGTTGAACACCGCGGACTTGTTTGTTGTGACGACTGACTACATCAAGCAGTACTACCACAAGACCTATGGCGTCCCGTTGGAGAACATTGTCGCAGCGCCAAACCTCCTTCCGAAGTGGTGGTTCGGTGATCGATACCATCCGGACAAGAAAGTCGAGCAGTTCCGCAAGTTGAAGTCCAAGCCGCGCATCGGCATTGTGTCTTCGCTCAGCCACTTCAATGTGGACAACATGCGTGAGGACGCTAATGGGATGGCATGCCGTGAGGAGAAACGCGATGATGGCACTTCAAGATGGCTGAACCAAGTCAACCAAGAAGTGCCATTTGACCAGACGCGGACGGTCATCGATGACTTCGACGAGGTCTCTGAATGTGTGCGCCAGACCGTCAATGACTTCCAATGGGTCTGCTTTGGCTATGCGCCGCCACAAATCAAGGACCTCATCGACAAGGGCAAGGTTGAGTTCTATGGCAGCATGCCGATCCTCAACTACGCCAGCATGTTTGACAACCTGAACCTCCAAGCTGTAGTTGCGCCGATCCGCAAGATGGAGTTCAACTACTGCAAGTCGCACATCAAGACGATGGAGTGCGCTGTCCTTGGCATCCCGCTCTTTGCTACAAACTGCTTGCCGTACAGCCGAGTCATGGACCGCAACCAACTGTTTGACAACCAAGAAGAGCTGAAGGACAAGCTGATGAAGCTCAAGTTTGGCTCAGCTGGAGTCTACCAGAAGATGGTCGAGCAGCAATGGCGCTGGTTCAACACTCCATGCCATGAAGGTGACTTTGACTTGAAGAACTATTGGCTTGAAGACAACCTCAACATCTGGCTGGACATGTTCAGGCTCCGCCAGAAGACCCTCAGCATTGGCATGAATGGCTTCATTGCCCAATACAAGGCCCGCAAGGAGCAGGAAGCTCGAAACACCATCTTCAAGACCGAGTCTGGAATGCTCATCACCAAGTAAGGAACAACCCATGTCTAGCATCGCTATCATCAACACTGACCCAGAAGTTGACATCCAGAAGTACATCCTGTCCAAGCTTGAAGGCCAAGCTGACGTCAGGGTGTTCATTGGAGATGGAGGAGAGTACAAGTTGCTTCCAAGCTCTGTGAATACGGTCAAGATCCCATCTGAATGTGACAACCCAGCGAAAGTGAAGAACTTCGTCAGCGCATGGCATAAGCAGAATGGCATCCACGGCTACTTGCATATGATTGAAGACCATGTTGAAGTGCTCAAAGACCCATCAGAGTACATCGCCAAGATCGAGGCACTCATGACGGTCTGCGACGTGCCAACATACTTCTCCTGCGTCACCGACCCGTGCAACTACGTCTATGGCCGATACAACCCTCGCCTGTCGGTTGACATTGACACCGAGGAGTTCAAGAAGTTTGGCCTTACTAAGGTGCTCTTCACTAGCCACAGCAACACGGCCTGGACGGTCTTCAACCTAGACTCGCCAGACTTCGCTAAGGCCAAGTATGATGAGACCTTCTCCATCGCCATGTACTACATCATCAAGTTCCTAGCAGAGCGCCGGAACAATGCGCCAAAAGACTCGCTCTGCATGATGAACATGTACATCACCATTCCTGAGGAGTATGGTGTCTTCCGCAACAACACTGAAGCACATCCTCTTCCGCCAACTAAGCCAGAAGACCTCCAACGTGAAGATGCTCTCTTCAAGGAGATGCAGGTCGACAGCCATCCGGACAACAACATCGACGAAGTGCTGACTAGGCTGTACCTGAAGCTCAACTCCAAAGCAGCTTAACATCTGCTCCAACAGAGAGTACAATAGTCTCAGTTCAACTCAACAAGGAAGACCGAAATGTTTGACAACATGTTCAATGGCATCATGGGCAAGATCGCTCCTGGATGCTGCAGGCTCAGCTACAACGGCAGCATTGCTGTCCGCACCTCGTCTGGCAAGTACAAGACGTACAACCTCAAGACTGGGAACCTCACAAACTGCGACCGCTTCGTGCTTGATGCTTGTGATGACCTCTTCATGGTTGTCCCTACACGCAAGCTCAAGGCTGGTGACATCGTCATCTTCAATGGCAAGCCGAAGTGCATCATCGAGGTTGATGGCAAGACCGTCAAGGCGGTCAACTATGATGACTCCACCATTGACACGATCCTCCCTGAGCGCCACGTCCTCATGGGCAAGCAGTTCTATGGCAAGATCGTCTCGATCATGGGTACCGGCTTTGGCAAGACTAAGGGCGGCTTCTTCAAGAACATGCTCAAGTTCAAGATGATGAGCGCGATGATGGGCGGCAAGTCGGGCGGCATGGGTGACATGTTCGGCGGCGCTGATGGCTCGTCGATGCTTCCTATGATGATGCTCATGGGCAACGGCAACATGGATGGCCTCTTCGGCGACATGTTCGATGGCGATGGTGATGATGACTCATTCCAGCTGCCATTCGGCGACGACGATGAGTCTGATGAGCCTGAAGTTCCAGCGGAGGCCGACTGATGGGAAGCGGATGTTGGTCGGCCAAGTCATACACTACCTACTGCTCGTCGGTAGGTCGGTCGTATGATGCGGTGAACTGCTGCGTCGCTGACAGCTTTGGATCGGCGCAGGAAGTGTACCATAGCAGGACTATCCAGACCGAGCTTGACCCGAAGAAGATTGTCCGTGAGTGCTGCGACAGCAAAGAGCACCCAGATACTTTCCCGGTCATTCTTGGCCTTGATGTCACAGGCTCGATGGGAGATTCTGCTATCGAGGTCTCCAAGAAGCTGAACATCCTCATGACTGAGTCCTACAAGACCGTCAAGGACGTTGAGTTCGCTGTCATGGCGATTGGCGACCTTAGCTATGATCGCGCTCCTATCCAGATGTCACAGTTTGAGTCGGATGTGCGCATCGCGGAGAACCTCGACAAGATCTACTTTGAGGCCGGCGGAGGCGGAAACAGCTTTGAGTCCTATACTGCGGCTTGGTACATGGGCTTGCAGCATGCTAAGCTTGACTGCTGGAAGCGTGGCAAGAAGGGCCTTATCATTACTCTCGGCGATGAGCAGATCAACCCATATCTCCCGCATCGGCCGCTTTCTGAAGTGACTGGCGACAAGCTGCAGGGCGATGTCGAGACCGCTGACCTCTACAAGGCAGCTAGCGCGAAGTATGACATCTACCACATCATCGTCAAACACGACGACCTCTATGGCTCATCTTCGCGGTACTGGGCAGATTGTGAAGAGTCATTCGCCAAGGTGATTGGCAAAGACCATGTCATCACTTCCAGCGTCAACGGCGTTGTTGGAGTCTTGAACAAGATCATCGCCAGTTCGGTTGGGTCAGCATCTCCATGTGTCCAATCTGACGGCCTGATCAGTTGGTGAACATCAAGCTAGCCTCATGATACTATCCTAGGTGTGGTTGCGCAGCTTCCACACCTAGAATTGTTATGGACATCGAAGCAGTCATTGGAGCCAACTATGGTGATGAAGGCAAAGGGCTAGTCACGGATTGGCTTGCCCGCACTTGCCCTAAGCCAATTGTAGCCTGCATCAACGGCGGCTCCCAGCGCGGCCATACTGTGAACTCTCCGGAGCATGGCAAGCATGTGTTCCACCATTTTGGCTCAGGAACGCTTGCTGGCGCTCCAACGTACTTCATGCCAAGCTTCTTGCTGAATCCGATGCAGTTCGTCAAGGAGTATGGAGAGCTCAAAGAGCTTGGCTGCACTCCAGTCTCATTCCGCAGCCCAAGGTGCTACATCCAGCTTCCAGGCGACATCGCAACAAACTGGCAGCTAGAGCGCTCTCGCGGAGAGAACAAGCATGGGTCAGTAGGTTGCGGCATCTGGGAGACAGTCTACCGGATCAAGCACTACTCACGTGTTGATGGCGGCCATCGAGCAGTCACTTTTGAGGAGTTCGCTGCTATGCCATATGTGCGGAAGGTGAAGTTCATCAAGGACAATGCCAAAGCATTCATGGCGCATCGCCTAGCTGAAGAAGGAGTTAAGCCGGACTTCAGCCTACTTGACATCTTCATCAGCGATGGCTTCATCAACCACTTCATCCAGGACACGATGTTCATGGAGAAGCATTGCACCAAGATGGATGTCGACCAACTAGGCAAGCTGTTCCAGACCCTCATCTGTGAGAATGGCCAGGGGCTGATGCTCGACCAGCGATATGCTTTAGAGGATGCCGACCATTCGACGCCAAGCTACACCGGCACAATCGCAATCGCCAAGCTCATCAGACAGTCTAACATCAAAGTCAGCTCGCTGCGCTGCAACTATGTGAGCCGCACCTACCTTACACGCCACGGTGAAGGCAGGTTCAATGACGAGCATGGCATGACGTTTGACGACCCGACGAACGTCTCGAACGAATGGCAAGGGAAACTGCGGTTTGGAGAGCTTGACTACATCAGCCTTGCGAAGCGCATTGCCGTTGACCAAGACATGTTCAGCCGAACCGCAGGAAAGGAATTTGACCCACTTATGAAAGTTCGGACAATCTTCACCCACTGCAACGAAGTTGTGCCTAAGGCATCTGAGCTTGGAGCATATGACTTAGTGTCTAGCTCTGACACCGCGGACAGCATTGTGCAGGCTTAACATCAAGCCGCTAGCAATGTACAATAGCAGCATACCAATCAACAAGGACTGATATGGAACAGATCATCAACTCACCAATGGTGCAAGACGCCTACAAGTTCAACATGCAGAACGTCGTCTTCCACCACTTCAACGCTGACCGAGTCATTTGGACTTTCAAATGCCGCAACCCGGATGTCAAGTTCACCCCGGAGATGATCAGTGAGATCCGCCATCAGGTTGACCTCTATTGCAGCCTTCGCTACACTAAAGATGACCTTGCGTGGCTTGCTAAGAACATGCCTTGGCTGCATGCAGACTACATTGACTTCCTCAGCGACTGGCAGCCGCATCGTTCTGACATCCTCATCAACGAAGGCAACATCCAGGCTTACAATGACTGCGGGCTTGCAATCGAGGCGCACGGCACTGAGCTTCGCACCATGATGTATGAGATCCCGATCTTGGCGATCGTCAATGAAGTCTACTTTGCCTACACCTATGGCGCTGGAGCAAAGGACATTGAGTTCCAGAAGCGTACGATGGAGAAGTTTGACAAGCTTCGTGGCGGAGAGTACTGCATTGGCGCCTTCTCTGAGTTCGGCCTTCGCCGTCGATACTCTGCTGCCATGCAGGATTGGCTTGTCAAGTACATCGCCAGCGAGAAGGTTCCTGGCTTTGTTGGAACATCGAACGTCCACCTGGCAAAGAAGTATGGCGTCAAACCTGTTGGCACAATGGCGCATGAGCTCTTCCAGCTGATGGAAGGCCATCATGAGTACAATCCCGCCTATGTCAACCGTCTCGTCATGAAGGCTTGGACAAAGGAGTACAAGACGGACAATGGCATCGCATTGACCGACTGTATTGGCACTGACTGCTTCTTGCTCGACTTCGACAAGACCTACGCTAACCTGTTCAGCGGCGTACGCCATGACAGCGGAGATCCTATTGAATGGGGAGACAAGATCCTTGCTCATTACGCCAAGCTTGGCATTGATGCGACCACCAAATGCCTGCTCTTCAGCGACAGCTTGGACTTCGCTAAGGCAACGGCGATCAAGAAACACTTCAATGGGCTCTGCAAGGTCGCATTTGGCATTGGCACTTATCTTTCGAACCCACTTGACAACCCGCTCAACATCGTCATGAAGCTGACCGAAGTCAATGGCAGTCCTGTGGCGAAGATCAGCGATACTCCTGGCAAGTCGATGTGCCGTGATGACCGTTACGTCGAATACCTGAAGCGCTGCATTGAATGGCGCCTCACCCATGCAGAGGAGCGCTGATATGGCAAAGAAGCAAGTTAAGGTACTGTTGTATGACTGCATCCTGAATGGCCAGAAAGTGCTGCAGGATGTCACGAGCGAGACAGCAAGTACCTGGTGGAAGAGTACCTACACCGAGGAGAACGGATGCTTCTGGGTGCACTACGGGAAGACTATGATGATGGAGGTTGAAGAATGACCATTGGAGAGGTGATTGCCCAGCTTACGGCGGCGGCAGAGCAAGTTGGAGAAGACGCCGATGTCGCCGTTGTGCGAGTCGACTGCGGAGAGAACGACTACATTGTCCCATCATATGTCGTCGCCGGAGACTTCGAGGACCAAGATGGCAACACGTTCAAGTGCGCCATCGTTGGTGAAGATGGCGGAGAAGAGTTCACCAAATGTGGCGTTCCGCATTACAAATGGCAGCCTAAGAAAGACAAGGTGAAGGCATGAGCGACAGCAAAGCAAGCGGCGGTGGCATTGGGTTCTGTGGAATGCTCTTTCTAGTGTTCCTAGTCTTGAAGTTGACCAATGTCATTGCTTGGAGTTGGTGGTGGGTGACGGCGCCGCTTTGGATTCCGCCTGTGCTGATCCTTGCGATCATGGTGTTGACTGTCATTTTGTGCTGCATGAGGAGCAACTGATGAAGATTGGAGTCTTTGGAGGGACGTTTGACCCGTTCCATGAAGCTGACTTGGCGATTGTTGACAAGGTCATTGATGACAAGATCGTTGATGAAGTCATCATTCTGCCGACGGTTGTGAACTACTACCGTAAGGAGAAGAAGCCGTGGCTTGATGCTGAACAGAAGGCTGGCATCATCCTTCGGTATGTGACACTGTCCAAGAACACAGACAAGATCAAGCTTGACCTCTATGAGTTCGACCAGCTTAAAGGAAAGACCGAAGAGGAGCAGGATAAGTTCATCAGCAGTAGGCGCTATGTGAACATGCTCATCGACTTGCAGAAGCGTCTTGGAACAGATGGGAACACCTACTACACTATCATCGGCGGCGACTCGCTGCAGAACTTCAAATCGTGGGCAAGCTATGACATCATCTTGCAGCTGTCGAAGCTCATTGCGGTGATGCGCAATGATGAAGTGGAGTTCGATAGTGACATTGACTTCATTCCAGTAAGGATCGACGGCTATTACGCGACCGTCTCGTCATCAATGATCCGCTCTTTCTATTTGGACAAGCGGAACAGCGTCAACCCATACTATGACTATTGGACGAGCATTCCTGGGCGAATCAAGCTCATAGACGACATCCACAAAGCGGCGACTGAAGACCAACTGCTCCTGCATACGCCTATCTTTGACGTCATGTCTGGAGTTCCTGTCCAGGAAGGCTTCAGGCCAATCAGGATCAAGAGCGTCGATTGGGTGTCCATCATTGTGGAGAAGGAAGGCAAGTGGCTGATGGAGAAGCAGCTTCGGTATGGCACTATGACCGAAGTAGAAGAGATGCCTACTGGCATGATTGAGCCCGGAGAGCAGCCTCTGTATGCTGCTGTCCGAGAGCTTCGTGAAGAGACTGGCTACCGCGTCGCTGCTGGCTACATTGACTACATCGGCAAGTTTGCCAGCAACCCAGGCTGCTTCACCAACTACATGCATTACTTCTATGTCAACTTAGACAAGGTTCCGCACCATCTTGGTGAGCGTGAGCTTGACGAGCATGAGCAGATCACTTGTGAGTGGAAGGACAAGAAGGAAGTCATCGCCAATTTTGGCAAGCTTGGAAGCGACAAGACTTGCCCAGCGCTAATGGCAGCCGCGCTTTGGCAGCTGCATGCATGCGGACTCATCGCTTGACAAGGAGAAAGAGAGAGAGACAAAGATATGCCTACTAAGCAGACCAACCAATACAACTTTGACCCAGCGGTGGTTTCCGAAGAGATCAACCGGCATTGGAAGGCCTTCATGGACAACTTGAAGGTGAAGCGCTGTGTCATTGGCATCAGCGGCGGCAAGGACAGCACGGTTGTTGCGTGGATCGCAGCTAAGCTGTTTGGCCCAAAGAATGTCTATGGCGTGACGATGCCATGCAACGGTGGCCAAGATCCCGAAGCGCAGCAGGTCATTGATACGCTTGGCATCAAGCAGGTAAATGTTGATGTTGGAGACTCCTTCAACATCCTCATCAACAAGATTGGCGAGTCGGTGGAGATCAAGTCTGACACAATCATCAACCTTCCGCCGCGTCTCCGTATGGCTACTCTCTATGCGGTTGCCCAGAGCGTCAATGGCATGGTCATCAACACCTCGAACAGGTCTGAAGATGACGTCGGCTACGCTACACTTGGTGGTGACGACCTTGGTGGATATGCGCCTATCCAGGACTTGACTGTCACCGAAGTCATCGCGCTTGGTGAGTACCTTGGCATTCCTGATGAGCTCATCCATAAGGTTCCTGCGGATGGGCTTCAGGCAAAGACCGACGAAGCGCGCCTTGGATTCAAGTATGCCGACTTGGACCGCTTCATCCGATATGATGAAGGCAGCGATGCCTTCAAGGCGAAGATCTTGAAGAAGTACAGAGCCAACAAGTTCAAGCTGAACATGATCCGCCTTACCGGTCCGGCATTCAACTTCCCAGACTACGTCCGAGCGACGTCTTTCCTTCAAGTAGGGTAAGTGGTACAATCTGTTAGAGGACAACTTATGAAGAACACTAAGACTGACAAGACTGAGTACATCTGCTTCTATGTGCTCAAAGACGGCAAGCCAAAGACGTTGATGAACTCGCTGTTCGCCAACAATATGGCAGAAGCAATGGCAATCACAACTAGCTGGTTTGAGCGCATGTTCAAGAAGGCTGGAGAGCCGTTTGAGGCAGATTCGATCTCCTCGCTGACGATCATGCCTAAGCCAAAGCGCGGCCGCCCGAAGAAGCGCACATCGGAGGCAGATTGATGAAAGCGCTAGTCTGCATCGACGTCCAGAATGACTTCATTTCTGGCGCTCTTGGATCTGATGCCGCTAAGGCAATCACTCCGAAGATCATTGAGTACGCCCAGTCTCGGCGAGCTCGCGGCTATGCTCTCTATGCGACCCGCGACACTCACCAGAAGACCACCTACGAGATCCGTGCAAATGACGATGACCGCACGGATGAGCAAGTTGCTGAAGCCGGCTACTTCACAACTCTCGAAGGCAAGAAGCTTCCGGTTGAGCATTGCATCAAAGGCACCACCGGATGGCAGCTTGCTGATGGACTTGCCAAAGACCAGGATGGTGATGTCCTCATTCCGGCCGGGCATATCATCGACAAGCTGACGTTTGGGTCACTTGTCTTGCCTGAGGCGCTGAATGGCGACTTCAAGATTGGCTATGAAGAGCCGCTTGAAGAGATCCAGATCTGCGGCTTCTGCACGGACATCTGTGTGGTGAGCAATGCTTTGATGCTGCGCGCGGCCTTCCCTGACGTCAAGATCACCATTCTTGAGGACCTCTGCGCTGGCACTTCGGACGAGGCGCACACCGCCGCGCTGACTGTCATGAAGTCCTGCCAGATTGACGTTGCCAAGGCGTTCGCCTAAAGCTTTCTACTATCCAAGCCCGGGCCTTCCGGGCTTGCGGTGTATAATAAGCCTATGACTACGATTGAGTTTGACAAGAAGTGCGTGTGTGGGCCAGAGTTTGTCTGTGTCCGCCTGATCGACAACGGGGAGAACCTCAAGGTTGGAGACATCTACCTTCCACAGAACTCCGAGGTGAATGAGCGCCTAGCATTCGGCAAGATCGAAGATGTTGGAGCCAAGGCAGCTGAAGAGTATGGCCTTGCAGTTGGAGACTATGTCATGTTTGACCGCCTTTCAACGTTCTCCCATACCGCGCCGATCTGCTTGATGAAGTACAACAATGTCATCTGCAAGGCAAGTGCGGACAAGAAGGAGTACTTCCCTGTCAGGAACATGCTCTTCGTCGAGCCAGAGAAGAAAGATGATGTCCAGAAGGTCAATGGAGTCTACATTCCAGGCGCAGTTGATGTCCTCAATGTTGGAACTATCACCAAGATGGCATGCGATGAGGACAAGAAGCTCCCCTTCAAGGTTGGCGACAAGGTCATGCTCACTAAGGGCGCCGACTTGATGCAATGCGGTGAAACAATGTTGCACATCTACAAGCATGACATGGTGATCTGCACTGTGGAGGACTGACATGGAACGCCTAGAAGCGCAAGTGGAGCGGAGCATTCGCGACTTGCGGGATAAGCTCAAGCTCAATCGGATCTCAGAGTTCGCCGCAGCGGTACATTCTGCGATCAAGACTTGGACAAAAGGAGAGACTAGCCCAACGCTTGTCCTTGCGGATAAGCTCATTGATCTGATCGATGAAAGCCATAAGGCGCTTGACCAGGCGCTAGTTGATGCGATCCAAGCTGCACGGAATGCAGAAGAGACCAACAAGGCTGTCTACTTTGACTTCTATGATGCTATCACTGGCCGTACAGAGCCGCGAGTCTATTCTGAGACTGGCGTCGATGATGCTCGCCAGAAGTGCGGAATGGTGAATGACAGCAGCATGAAGGCCATGACCAAAGTCCTTGTGCGCTCATACAACCGCCGGAACGAGGTCATCTATGAAGACCGCAGCTTTGCTTCTAAGGTTGATGACTACAACGAAGTCTTCAAGCGGACATACACAACGATCCGCAGCAAGATCAAAGACTTCGCCATCACGCCTATCACCGAGCATAAGCCAACAGAAGCTCAGCTAGAGCGCGACCGCAAGATCCAAGCTGAAGTTGACGCAGTCCATCTCTCTCCTGAAGATGAGGCTGAGCGGAAGTATTGGAAAGCGGTCGTTGACAACGGCTTCAAAGACCCATTCATCAACAAGAACACACCGCAGAAGGCCAAACATAAAGGCCGTCACTGCCGTCGAGACAAGAAAGGGCGTTTCGTATGAGCGACCAAGGAGATCCTAAGGACATGAAGCCAGACTTTGAGGCGTATCTGGCTGACATCCTGAACTGCAAGCATCAAGCCTCAAAGGAGCTGCTGGCAAAGCAGGTCCTTGCCGGTATCGAGGAGTTCGACAAGCGGACAGGCGATACTATCAATGACCTTGACTCTCGTCTGTCTGAATGCGACGTCAAGATTGCTGAACTGACGGCGGCATTGAAGCAGTCTCGGAAGTCTCCGCCGATCGCGGTGCCAGTCTCGTACGATGTGGCTGAGTTCACTGTCTTGCCTGAGGTTGCGAAGATCCACCAGCGCAAAGACGATGCCGGACATTGGATTGAGACGACTGTGAAGAATGAGCGCGCAGGCCGAGTCACAGACATCAACTACCATCTTGCAGTTCCAGCTCCATCATACATGGCGCTCCGCAAGAAGTTCAGCAATCCAGTGTTGGTGATAAGGGCGTATGACGCGTCAGGCCGAGTCGTATTTGACAACAACGACGCGCTCTTCTTTGACAAAGTCGTTGGTCCAGTCTTCCAGCCGCTGACGGTCTATGACCCAAATGACCCGACTCGTCGGACAGCGGACATCGCAGATGAGCTAGCTGACCCAATCAATCCGGATGAGGAGAAGGCTTGGAGCAGCATCGACACAGCATTTGCCAAGGACCGTGCTGCTTCTAAGAAGGCAAAGAAAGCCAAATCACCAAAGCGCCAGAAAGCGAAGAAAGCAAATGACTCTGCATCCACAAAATGACACCGTGCTCTGCACAATGGTGAACAAGCCAGCAGCTGAATCGACCGTTGCCGGCATCACCTTCCAGAAGCAAGAGCTGCCTCTCTACAAGATTGAAGCAGAAAGCCTTGCTGACAGGAAGAGCATCTTCAAAGTTGGGGACATCATCATCACAGACTGCATCCCTACTAAAGCCAACATCGACGGTACAATCTACTACATCATCAAGAGCGAACACATCGCAGGAAAGGCATCATGACACAAGACACACTCAAGATCACCAAGACACGCAAGGTAAAGACTCCTACACGCGGAACATCGGTTGCCGCAGGCGTTGACTTCTTTGTCCCAGAGGACATCCCAGAATCAGTCTTCATGGAGAAGTGCGCAGTCACAAGCTGCACACCACAGTACACAACAGATGCTGACCATCATGTCAACAGCGTCACACTTAAGCCTGGCGAATCGGTGCTCATCCCATCTGGCATCAAGATGAAGATCCCTGATGGCTATGCGCTCATCCTCTTTGGCAAGTCTGGCGTCGGCTCAAAGAAGACGCTCGACTCCATATCATGTGTCGTTGACCAGGACTATGAAGGCGAAGTGCATCTGCATTTCGTCAACGCCGGAACAAAAGAGCAGACGATCAGTGCTGGCGACAAGATCATCCAAGGCGTACTGCTTCCAGTCAACTATGCGCCTGTCGTCGAAGTTGCGACTGCAGAAGAGCTGTTTGCTGGCTCCAATTCTGCTCGAGGAGAAGGCGGCTTTGGAAGCACTGGAACACGCTGATTGACATCAACACCAAGCTATGGTACAATAAATGCTGCTGGAGACGGCAGCATTTGCTGTCAAAGCCACTAAGAAGGACAAACTATGAACCAAGAGACTATCGCTAAGCTCGCCTCGAACGAGTCACTCCAAGAAGCAATCAAAGAAGGAACTCCATACCGCGTCAAGATCATGACTGACCTTGGCGAACAGATGAAAGAGGTCAAAGACGCCTATGTCGACGCTTTGGCTGAATGCGACGATGATGGCATTGCGGCCGTCTTGAAGAAGGCTGACAAGGAAGAAGCTGACCATGAGCGCATCAAGGAGTGGAAGAAGAAGGTCAACAAGCAGTTCGGCACAGTTAAGCACATCATCCATCCGAACCCTGGTCAGGACGTTGTTGGAAGCATCGTCGACAAGATCGTCTCAGTCGCGCAGATGCTGAAGTACATTGGCCGCACCGACCTTGAAGACCGCCTTGCTCAGGCTGGAATCACTCTTTCAATCAAGACGCTTGAACAGATGAACCCGAAGTTCGACAACGACGTCGCTCGTGCCAAGTTCAAGCAGCTTTGGGCGGATGCGGATGAGATCCAAGGAGAGATCTGCACCAACGCAGACAAGATCAAGATCGACTGCTTTGAGTCTGTTGATGAGTCTGTGCGCTACTCTAAGGAGAACCGCGGAGGCCTCAAGAAGGGTGACTTCTGCAAGCTTGTCAAGAACAAGGCGATTGGCCAGATCAAGTCCAATGAGGTCTTCACCAAGTACATGGACAAAGAGCGCAAGCACAACCAGCATGAGATCGACAAGAACCAGCTCATGCTTGAGTCCAATAAGCAGATCTGAGGAGAGCGGGCAAGTGGCAAAAGTCCTCATTACAGGCGGCGCCGGGTTCATTGGCTCGAGACTTGCTGCCGAATTGTTGGGCCTGGGACATCAGGTTGTCATTCTAGACAACCTGTACACTGGGTCCAAATGCAACATTGCTGACCAGCTCCGTTCACCAGGATGTGAGTTTTGGTACCACGACGTCACTATGCCGTTTGAAGGCCAGTTCGACGTCATTTACAACCTCGCCTGTCCGGCATCTCCGCCGCACTACCAACATAACCCTGTTGAGACTACTAGGACTGCTGTCATTGGTCTCATGAATGTCCTTGACCTGGCTCGTAAGACTAAGGCTAAAGTGCTGCATGCGTCGACCTCGGAGATCTATGGCGACCCGCTCATCCATCCACAGGAAGAGCATTATTGGGGCAATGTCAACACGATCGGCATCCGCAGCTGCTACGATGAAGGCAAGCGTGTTGGCGAGACGCTCTGCCGAGACTACAAGAACTTCTATGGTGTTGATGTCCGCATGGTCCGCATCTTCAATACTTATGGGCCAAACATGGATCCGAATGATGGCCGCGTCATCTCTAACTTCATCTGCCAGGCACTTCAAGGCAAAGACTTGACCGTCTATGGCGATGGCATGCAGACGCGCTCCTTCCAGTATGTGTCTGACCTGGTGTCAGCATTCATCAAGTACATGGACAAGGATGTCTCCTTTGTTGATGACTTCTTCAGGCAGCGTGGTTTTGATGTCCCTGTCCTGAACATCGGCAACCCGGGAGAGTTCACAGTGTTCAAGCTTGCGGAGATCATCTTGAAGATGCTGCCAAACACTGGAAGCAAGATCGTCAAGAAACCGCTTCCAAAGGATGACCCAACTCAGCGCAAGCCAGACATCAGCATGGCCAAAGCTCTCCTTGATTGGGAGCCAGTCGTGCCGCTTGACGTCGGCTTGAAGTGCACAATCGACTACTTCAAAGGAAAGCTCAACTTATGGTGACATCTAGCAAAGACATCTGCTGCATCGGCGCCGGCTACATTGGCGGCCCAACGATGGCAGTCATGGCATACCACAATCCAGACAAGAACTTCTACGTCTGTGACATCAACAAAGACCGCATTGATGCCTGGAACAGTGAGAATCTCCCAATCTATGAGCCAGGCTTAGACAATGCTGTCCATGAAGTCCGCAACAAGAACCTCTTCTTCACCTCGGACGTCAAGTCAGCAGTTGAGCGATGTGGCATCATCTTCATTGGAGTCAACACCCCAACTAAGGAATATGGCGAAGGCGCAGGCTTTGCTAGTGACCTGAAGTATTGGGAAGGCGCCGCGCGGTCGGTAGCTGAGTATGCCAAAGGTGACAAGATCATCGTGGAGAAGTCTACGCTGCCAGTCAAGACTGCTGACGCAATCAGCCGCATCTTGCACATCAACTCTCCATATCACTTCACCATCATCTCCAACCCGGAGTTCTTGGCTGAAGGCACAGCAATCAGGGACTTGCAGGAGCCTGACCGTGTGCTGATTGGCGGTGTTGACCACGCTGCTATCGACCAGGTGTCTGAGCTCTATGAGTCATGGGTGCCGAAAGAGAAGATCATCAGGACCGGCCTTTGGTCAAGCGAGCTGTCGAAGCTCGCTGCCAATGCGATGCTTGCTCAGCGTGTGTCTAGTATCAATGCGCTTGCATGCGTCTGCGAAGAGACCGGCGCGGATGTCTCTGAAGTCGCTGAAGTAGTTGGCAGTGACAGCCGCATTGGGGCGAAGTTCCTCAAAGCCGGTCCTGGGTTTGGCGGCAGCTGCTTCAAGAAGGACATCTTGAACTTAGTCTACCTCTGCAAGTCGTGTGGACTCGACGAGCCTGCCGAGTACTGGAACCACGTGATCAAGATGAACGAGTGGCAGCAGGAGCGCATCATAAAGCGCCTGATCAAGAAGTCTTTTGGGACATTTGCCAACAAGACGGTGGCGGTCCTTGGCTATGCGTTCAAGGCCAACACCGGAGACACTCGAGAGACACCGGCCAAGCATGTGATTGACCTATTGAAGGAAGAGCATGCGACCATCCAGGTGTACGACCCTAAAGCTGGGCCTCATGCCAAGATGGAAGTCGAGACTGAAAGCTGTGTCGTCAAGAGCACGGCATACGAAGCGCTGGCGAATGCTGACATTGCTATCATCCTCACCGACTGGGCCGAGTTCAAGCAGCTTGACTGGATGACTGTGTACTCTCTGATGCGCCACCAACGCACGATCTACGACACCCGCAACTGTGTTGACGCCGCCAAGCTCACGGATTTAGGCTTTGACGTCATGCGCACGGGACTTGGCTGATGAAGACCGCAGATGACATGTTCCAGTTTGAAGACTATGGGACCGTCGACTTCACTGTTGCTGAGGACGACGGTTCGCCTAAGTGCTTCAAATGGAGCGGATGCACAAACACCGCTCTGATCAGAGAAGACTCATTGCAGAGGACGCTTACTGTCATCAGGCAGTCGTCCTTTGCGATCTTGACCGCCTACAGGAAAGAGCGGCTAGTGCATGGCAAGGCGGTCCCATTCACCAAGCAGGAGAACATCGAGCGGAACCGCAAGCTTAGGGCATTCCTGAACCAGAACCGGATGGGTGTCCATCAGCTTGTCGGGCATTGGCAAGAAGCCAAGTCCGGCGTCAGCTGGCATCCTGGGCTCAAGGCCAATGAAGTCAATGACACCATTGAGCGCAGCTATCTGGTGGAGAAGCCGGATGACATGACAGATGAGGACTTCTGCTCAACAATCGTTGGATGCCTTACGATTGATGGCGAGACCCAAGACGCAACGCTCATCAAGTTTGAGTCTAAGCCTGGCCATTACTATCTGCTGACGCCGCAGAGCAAGCTTATGGCCATCGGGACTAAGTTGACTGTTGGCAAGATCAGCCAAGCCTACTCGCAGCACGTCAAGAAGATGGACGTGCCATTCACCTTTGAAGGAGAAGAAGTGCCAGACACGAACTTTGGAAAGCAGCTCTACCGCAAGCTTGGGTTCGCCTACACTGTATGATATGCCTATGAAACACATCCACGGAACAAACTTCGCCGACCTGTACGCCAAAGTCATGGACCAGGTCTTGAACCATCCTGACTATGAGGCATCTCCTCGAGGGATGAAGATCAAGGAGTGCCTTAATGTCTTCATGGAGATCGACAACCCACTTGACAACCTCTTCAAGTGTGCGGACAAGAGCTTGACACTTCCAACTGGCTATACGAAGAAGGAAGTCGCCTTGTACCTCTATGGCACAAACCGAGTCGACCTCTTCAAGAAGGCATCTCCATTCTGGGACACCATCAAGAACAAGGACGGAAGGACGATCAACTCCGCGTACGGCAACTTGATCTTCAATGAGAGCCTAGATGATGGCCGCTCGCAGTTCGATTGGGCATTTGACTGCCTGAAGGCCGACAAAGACAGCCGGCAGGCGTTCATGCGGTTCAACAACACGTCACACCAGTATGATGGAGTCAGAGACCTCCCTTGCACCTTCATCATGCTTTTCCACATCCGCGACAACAAGCTGCATGCAACAGTGGACATGCGGTCGAATGACATCGTCAAGGGACTTGTGCACGACGAGCCGAGCTTCACGCTGTTCCAGTACCTCATGTACTTGCGCCTGAAGGAAGAGTGCTATCCATACCTCGAGCTCGGCAGCTACTGCCACCTCAGCCACTCGCTGCACCTCTACGAAGCTGACTTCGAGCTTACAGCAAAGCGCCTAGCTGCTGGAATCACGCCAAACAGCTTCCCAATGCCGCAGGACTGGCGCGTCATCAAGTCAGCCGACATCGCCAAAGTCGTCGACACCAAAGTCAACAAGCAGATGCAGCTGTTTGATGGTTGGGACATGCCAGAGAACGAGAGCTTCTACAGTTGGCTGCTGTCATGAGCTGAGCAAGCATGGAGGACTGACAAGCCCTCCATGAGGTGTCTAACAAGGTACAGTATTAAACGTATGAGTGAGAGCATCTTCAACAATGCAATGGACATGACGGGCATCGACCCATCTCTCTATCCACAGTATGTTGGCGCAGGCTACAGGTCGGTCTGCTACACGACAGACCATGAGCGCAACGGCCGCATCATCTTCTTTGGCTTTGACCCGGAAGGCAACCGCAAGACATTCATCTTCCCTCACAGGTCACACGTCAAGTACCGCGTCGCATACCAGACCAACGAGCAGGACATGTATGACCAGTACGTCGAGACGAAGTGGTTCCCCAACAAGCAATCCAGAAGCCGCTGGATCGACAGCTACCAAGGCCGCCCAATCGTCGAGTCTCTCAAGCCGGAGCAAGAGTTCCTCCAGCGGATGTTCTACGACAAGTGCCTTGAGCCGACATTCAACAAGCAAGAGCTGCGCGGGCACTTCATCGACATCGAGACGGAGATCTCCGAAGCCTTCATGCCGCCAAGAGATGCGCTGAACCGCATCAACATGATCACCATCTATGACACGCAGACGAAGAAGTACTACACGTGGAGCCTCCAGCATGCTGACGTCGAGTTCCATGACTTCACTTCCACGGTCAAGCCAAAGCGCCTTGAAGCCGAGTTCCTGAAGAACCGCAAGCACTCCGATGTACGATTCTACTACGAAGACACCAACGAGACACTGACCTTCCCGAAAGAGGCGAAAGCCGTAAGAGCGCTCGCCAAGCAAGTCATTGCGTCAGGCCGCACCGTCAAGAAGTTCGTCCACAACCACCTCAAAGACTTCCCTTCGGACAAGTTTGTCTTCTTTGAGTTCAATGACAACGAGTCGCGCATGCTGGAGCACTTCATCTCCTGGATCGAAGACAACTACCCAGACTACTCTAGCGGCTGGAACATCAAGGCATACGACTGGCCATACATCATCCGGCGCATCGAGAACGTCCTTGGCAAAGAAGCAGCTTCTCACATCTCCCCAGTCGGCTACTACCGCATCAAGGAGATCAACCATGACAACGAGCGGTCTGACGTCAGCGCGGACATCGAGGTCGACATCGCAGGACTCTTCATCGCCGACGCCTTAGCCCTGTACCGCGACAAGTTCCACATTGGCGGCAACCTCGATGGCGGCTTCAACCTCTCCAATGTTGGCGAACATGAAGGCCTTGGCCGGAAAGTCGAATATGACGGCACGCTCAAAGACCTCTACCTCAATGACTACCAGATGTTCTATGAGTACAACGTCCGAGACGTAGACCTCGTCGTCAGGATCGAAGAGAAGTGCAAGATGATACCACTCGCACGCCAGATCACAGGATCAGGCCTCTGCAACTACGGCACAATCTACTCATCTATCAGCTACCTCATTGGCTCACTCATCTCTTTCACCAAGCAGACTACAGGTAAGGTGTTCAAGTCATACTTAGCTGAGCGTATGCAGAGCGATGGCTATGAAGGCGCGTACGTCTTCCCACCTGTCGTCGGTGTCTTCGATGATGGCATCGCGACAGTCGACTTCAACAGCTTGTACCCAAACACCATGATCAGCATCAACCTGTCGCCTGAGACGTATGTCGGCAAGATTGGCATCTTTGGAGTGTCGAATGCTGATGCGCCGATCGAGCTGATGGGCAAAGACAAAGATGTCCAGCAGTTCAAGTTCAAGTCTGCAAAGACAGGCAGGATCGAAGACATCACGCGAGACCAACTCATGCGACTGCTGGAGAAGAAGTGCATCTTCACACAGAACAACACCCTGTTCCTCAAGCATGAGATCAAATGGGGAGTTGTCGCGAGCTGGTGCAAGCACTTCTACAACCTGCGCAAGACCACTAAGAAGAAGATGCAGGGCCTCGAGATGGCTATCTACCATAAGGAGATCACCGATCCGGAGCAGCTTGCACTGACTAAGGTGGAGATCGAGAACCTCAACTCGCGCCAAGCTGGCTACAAGACGATGATCAACTCGGTCTATGGCATCACTGGCACATCATTCAGTCCGCTCTTCAATCCGGAGATCGCACAGTCCATCACGCGTCAAGGCCGCTATTGCAACATCAGCGCATCGAAGTATGTCAAAAAACGCTTCACCGAGCTGTTTGGGATTGGTGATGATTATGTCCAAAGCCTCGGGGGTGATACCGACTCCCAATTTCTCAATATTGCCTGCGTTAGTGATTTCATACGAAAGCGCGACAGTTTAGCTGACATAATATATGACTGGACAGATGACCAGAAGCTGCTGCTGTGGAACTACGTCAATGACTTCGTGGAGAAGGACTTGAATCCGCACATCCAGGCGATGGTGAGAGATGACTGCCATACGTCGCAGTCTGGCGTGCTGCGCTACTCATTGGAGTATATGGGTGACGTCGGCATCTATGAGGCAAAGAAGCACTATGCGGTGCACAAGATCGTCAGTGAAGGTCCAGAAGTGGTCGACAAGATCAAGTTCAGCGGCATCGAGCTGAAGAAGAACACTGTCGACATCCGCATCAAGGAGTACCTGAATGACATCTATGAAGGCATCCTCGTCAACCGCTGGAAAGAGGGCGACTACAGCAAGTACATTGAAGATGCGTATGAGGAGTTCAAGCAGCTGAGCATTGATGATGTCGCCATGTGGAAGGGCTACAACACTGAGAGCCATTCGACTGGCCAGTTCCTCGAGATGCAGAAAGGCTCGACTGGCATCGGCAAAGCATGCGTCTACTACAACCACCTCATCGACAAGCTTGGCCTTGGAAAGAAGTATGACCAGATCAGAGTCGGGCAGAAGGTCAGGTTCACATACATCAAGGACACTAACCCGTATGGCATCAGCTGCATCGCATACTTAGATGGGCAATGGCCAGACGAGTTCGACAAGCTCTTTGAAGTAGACTACGACGTCATGTTCGACAAGCTCATCATCGCGCCGCTGAAAGGCTTCTTGTTGGCGACGAAGTTCACATCGGTAGACCCTAAGAAGCAAGTTGTGGAGGACATCTTCAGCCTATGACCAAGAAGGAGAAGTTCCAAGAGTACTTTATGGAAGTCGCCAAGCTCACAGCTGGCAACTCCTATGCGAAGCGGACTAAAGTAGGGGCAGTGCTGGTGAAAGATGGCAGGCTAGTCGCGTCTGGGTGGAATGGCCAGCCAAAGGGGTTTGACAACGTCTGCGAGCGTGAGGAGACGCTTCCTGATGGTACAACACAGCTTGTCACGCTGCCAACAGTCATCCATGCTGAAGCGAACTTGCTTACCTACTGCGCCAAGTATGGCATCCCAACTGAAGGCACCGACTTGTATGTCACGCTCTCACCGTGCATCAACTGCGGCTTGCTGATCCTGCAGGCTGGCATCAAGAACGTCTTCTACAGTGAAGCCTACAGAGACGCAAGTGGCATCGAGTTCTTGCAGAATGCAGGCATCATGGTCAAGAAGGTCACTCCAAAGGAACGTACAATATGAGCATGAGGACAAACATGAACATCTACAGCAGAATGGCCAAGCAGGGAGTTGCGCCGGCAAAGGACAGCGACTTCATCGAAGCTTGCACAATGACGACGGACATCTACCCAATCTACATCACCTCGAAGCTGAACAGGCAAGGGGAGATCAGCCAGGAGACAAAGCAGATGCTGGACGTCTTCAAGCGCGCAGCACAGCTCTTTGACCTCAACGTCAACATCGTCTGCTATGAGCCTGAAGCGAACACCTACCATATGGCTTATCCTGAGTTCGGCATTCTAGGGCATGACTTCAACTCAGCCAAGTACGCTTCAGTAGAGTACATCATCCCTTACATCAGGAAGTTCGTCCTTGAGCATCATTGGGACCTTGACATCTTCAAGTCTGGCCAAGACTACTTCTACATGTTCGACGACGACTTGGTCTTCAAGCTTTGGGAGAATGGTGAGTCTCGAGACATTGGCGTCGATTCAGTCGACCGTCTCATGAAGTTCTTCGCTGCTTGGCAGTATTATGGCACGAAGGTCGCAGCTGCTAAGATCGATGACGAGCATGGCATTGGCATTGTCGGCATGCCTTGCGTCAATCCTCATTGGGACAAGCAGGATTCGGCATCTCCTATTCGCCTGGATGACACGCGCGTCTGCCAAGCAATACTCCTCAATGCTCGTGCATGCAAGTGCGCAGGTGTGACCTATGAGACCAGCCTGATGCTTTGGGAGGACTTTGACATTGACATCCAGCTCGCAAGCAAGGGACTGCATACGGTTGGCCTTGAGTCTTGGATCCGGTTTGGCTCGGCGCGCAAGATGCTCTCAAGCTCGAACAGCTCGCCGAATGACTACAACAACCTCAAGCTGACCAAGCTTTCGGCGAACCTCTACCGCAAGTGGGGCAAGCATGCGATCCCACGGTTCCGCACAATCCCAGGAAACAGCTGCTCGCTGAATGCCAAGGTCGAGTCAATCTGGAAGTGGATGTACGCAGGCTGCCCAATCGAGCATGACCAGCATACATTGGACAACCTTGACCAGATCATTGCTGGCAAGATCACTTTGGACCAGTTCAAGCAGTTGGAGAGCGTCGAAGATGTCGCCTAAGAAGTGGTATACGATCAGCCTTGAGGGGATGGACAAGACCGGCAAAGGCACTATCCTCAACTACCTCAAGTACCTTGGCAACTTTGAGTACGTCATCTTAGACAGAGGGCTGATGTCTAACATCGTCTTCAGCAAGGTCTGTGGCAACCGCAACTACAGCTATGACGTAAGCCAGTACAAGCATGTCGTCTTTGTCCATCTTGAGGCTGACCGTGAAGACTGGGAGACACGTTGCAAAGTGACGCATGAGCCAAAGATCGACTACTTGGTCCACAAAGACTACTTTGCCAAAGAAGCTGACGCCTTCAGGGCAGATGGGTTTGAGGTCATGCACTTCAACACGACCCAAGAGACGGCGTATAATATAGCCAAGAAGATCATCAGGTACATGGACGAACTGAACGCCATGACTGATGGCAACAAGGAGAACTGACATGAAGAACAAGAACAATGAGATCCGCTATGAGTACTCGCTCGTGCGGGAGAGTCCAGCAACAGAGATCCGTGAGATCGTCTTCGCTGAGGACTTGCAGAAGGCATACGACGCCATCAACATCACAATTGATGGCCTCAACAATGGCTGCGACAGCAAGAAGTCGAAGTGGTCATTGAATGCCCTGACGAACACTTTGCTCACGATTGGCTGAGGGCATTGCAGCGCTCCTGTGAGCTTGGGCCGCCCTTTGTAGGTTTGGGCGGCCCTTTCTTGTCATTTGGAGCGGTGAAGTAAATAGCTGCAAGCAGGGTGTACAATATCTTTGCTAGGAAGCAACGAAAGAACTATTATGGCAGGTTGGAGCAGTCTTTTCAATACCGCGCGGGCAAATGCAGCTATGGCGCCGCAGCCGTAGCAGTCGGTCAGCGTAAAGAACCCGAACTTTGGGATCTTCAGCGACGTCAGCAATGACATCGAACGAGTCGTATCGACCAAGTCGGTCGTCAACAATTCGATCCGGCAGGTCCAATGGGCAAACCCAGTCTCGTTCCAAGAGTTTGAAGGCCTACTTGCTCTTCCAGTCGCAACCAACAAGATTGAACGCTTAGGGCAATACCGCTCGATCGCCAAGTTCCCCGAATGCAACTGGTGCCTTGATGAGATCTGCAATGACTTCATCCACGAGGATGAGAACGGGCGTTTCATCAACCTCAAGCTTCCAGATGGAAAGAAGAACTTGAACGAGACCCGCAAGGGAGTCGTCCAGAATGAGTTTGACCGCTACATGGAGTACTTCCGCTTCCGCGAAGATGGCTTCAACATGATCAAGCGGTTCCTCATCGAAGGAGAACTTGCCTGGGAGAACATCATCAAGCATGACAACCCGGAGATCGGAATCGTTGGCGTCAAGTTCCTCCCTGCTGAGTACTATGAGACTCTTGTTGACCCGGAGATAAACCGCTCGATCGGCATCCTCTTTGACGCTGAGCAGATGGGCAAGGACATCCATCAGATCCTGTCCAACTCTTCAATGATGGCAGCACCAATCTTCAATGCGATGATGACTTCGACTACGTCATTCACGCTGGACAAGAAGAACTGCACACCAATGCTTTGGCCGCAGGTCACGTACATCAGCTCAGGCGAGACTTCGCATGACGGCCTGATCAGCTACCCGGTCATTGAGAAGTCCAAGACGGCATACCACCAGCTTGCTCTCATGCAGGACGCAGCAGTCATCCTTCGCGTCACACGCGCTCCTGAACGCCTGCTTTTCAATGTCTCTACAGGCCGTATGCCGCAGGCTCTTGCTGATGACTACGTCCGCAAGTTCGCAATGGACCTCAAGTCAAAGAAGGTCGCAACGCCAAACGGCCAGGACATCGCTTCGGTCTACAACCCAATGACCATGCTTGAGAGCTTTGTCTTCGGCAAGTCTGATGGCAATGAAGGGACATCCGTCGAGTCTGTTGGCTCAAGCGCACAGTACGAGCAGATCGAAGACATCGAGCTGTTCCTCCGCCGCTTCATGAAGACACTTGACGTGCCTTACTCTCGCTACAAGACGCCGGAGAACGTCGCAGAGAAGAATGACAGCATCAGCTATGAAGAGTACGCCTTCAGTCGAATGATCATCCGCTTGCAGCGTCGCTTTGCTCTTGGCTTCAAGAAAGGCTTCATCACCCACCTCAAGCTCCGCCACATCTGGGAAGACTACAAGCTCAAGGACTCGGACATCGACATCAGCTTCGTCAAGCCTGTCCTCTATGACCTGTACCAGACTCAGCTGCTGATGGAGACTAAGATGAACATCTACGACTCCGTTGCTGAGCATGATGAGTTCAGCAAGATCATCGCCATGAAGAAGCTGCTTGGCATGTCTGATGCGGAGATCGAGCAGAACTTCAACAACATCATCAAGGAGAAGCAGCTTATCTCCTTGGCAGACTACTTCAGCGAGCAGATCAGCGAGGACAATCCTCCGGTTGACTACAAGTCACAGATCCGCCTGAAGAATGACCTTAAAGCCGAGCAGCCCAAGAGTGACGAGGGCAGCTCCGAGGGATCCGAGGATGAAGAAGGATCTGAAGGAGATGAGGTTGAGTCTGGAGAGCCTGAAGAGAAGAAAGAGACTCCAAAGAAAGAAGCTCCAGCACCAACATTCGGGCTTGGTTGATTCCGCATCGAAGCGGAGTAAATAACACTATCCTCCTACATGCGGCGGGCCATACCTAATCAGTATGGCCCGCTTGTTTCATCTAGGAAGAATGACAAGGTCAAGCCTTGTCCGCATCAGCTAGCAGCTTGACGATGTCTTCTTGGTTGTAGACTGAAGTCGTCTCGGCGTCGATAGCGCCATCATCGAGCTTGGCTGCAGCCTTCTCCATGTCAAGCTTGTGCTTCAGCATCATGAGCTCCTTCTTCTGGTCTTGCTGGAACACCATGACACGGATCTTGTCATAGAACTTCTGCTTGTCCTTGTAGACTGAGAGGAACTCTGCGATGTTGATGTGGATCGACTCAAGCAGCTTCGCCGTAGCGCCTACAACCTCTGAGTCGATGAGGTCGCTTGTGATGACGTTCTGGTAGATGTGCTTGAACAGCTTCTTGGACAAGTCAATGAGCTCTTCGACTTCCTTCAGCGACAGATCGATGTCCTTGATCGCAAGGATGCTCGCTGACGAGTCCGGCTGAGCTTGGACTTGCTTGAAGCTCTCATCAATCTTCTCAACAGCTCCCTTCACACCAGAGTCAATCGTCTGGAACGTGCTAGAGAGCGAAGCGGTGTCTGACCCTAAGCCATCAAGGAAGTCATCAATGCTCTGGCCGTCGGTGATGCCAAGCACCGCATTGATCTGCTCTTTTGACATGTCAGTCTCCAGCTTCTTCGCCGAGGTAGTTCTTGATACAGCGGCTCAGCGAGCTTTCTGGGTTGATGCCAGCGTAAGTCTGGAGCTCAGCCGCAAGCTTTGCCATCAAGTCCTTGCGCAAGTTGATGTGCTTGTAGTGCTTGCTGAGGACCGTGATGAATGAGTTCCAAGCGCACTGGGTGAAGAAAGCAAATGGGTTGGTGAACTTGAAGTCATAGTTCTTGAGGCCCTTGATGATCTTCTCCTCATAGAGGCCCATCATGTCTTCTTTGACTTCTTTGGTGTAGTTGCGGAACTCACTGCGGTTGAGCAGCTTGTTGCCAATGGCCAAAATCATCTTTCCAAGCTCTTCGGAGATATGGCGGTTCTAGTACTCAATTGGCAGGCCTTTCTTAGTGCGGGCCTTTTCTTCAGCGAGGTTGCTGTCTCTCCATTTCACCAGTTCCGCTAGGAGCTCTTTGTTTGTGCAGTAGAACCTGTCAGCATTGCGAGGCTCGGCCTCTCCATTGGCGATCTTAGCCGCCTGCTTCTCCTACTGTGCTTTGAGCTTCATTGCCCGCTTCTCTGCGAGCGAGGTCTTCGCCTATGGCTGGCGCTTTTCTTTTGGTGCCGTCTTCTTAGTCTTGGTCATAAGTCACTTTCACTTGGTTCGGCGGGAATATATTTACCCACCATCTGTCTAGTCCATATTATACCATGTCTAGGCGCATTCCGCACATCATGGGTAAATAGCATCATGATCGACTTCAACAAAGTGTTTGACCGTGTCTGCGAGGATGCGGTCATGGGTGGAGATGCCGGCGGAGCAGCTGGAGACGTCGTAGCAGGCGGAGGAAGCACAGCTGACGGCGATGTCGTTGGCAAAGCCGCTGATGCTGGAATCAAGACGGACGACGTGCTTGGCCACTGCGACCACAAGAAGGATGGCTACATGGGAGCCAAGTGCTTCCACATCCCTAGCAAGCTGAAAGTCCCTCTCCATCGCTGGGAAGCTGCTTATGGCGGAAGCAAGAAGCGCAAGAAGACCCCATACGAGCAAGGCATGGTCATCTTGACGGACTCAGACAAGGAAGAGGTCGTCAACACCGCCAAGCGCAAAGCTCCGAAGAAAGTGGAGAAGATCGCCAAGCTTGTAAAGAGCAAGAAGCAAGTCCAGAAGACGCTTGATGCCTATGAAGAGCGCCAAGAAGACATCGACAAGCAGCTCAAAGACACAAGCCTCTATGGGAAGCTGAAAGACACAATCAACACTTCAGTCTCTCTCCTGAAAGATGCACTCAATGGCAGCTACAAGGTCCAATGGTCAACGATCGCCATCCTGACGGCTGCGATCTTCTATGTCCTATGTCCAGTCGACCTCATCCCAGACGTCATCCCTGTCTTAGGCCTTGTCGATGACGCGGCTGTCCTCACTTGGACCGGAAGCGCGCTCAAGGACGAGTTCGCTGAGTACCAGAAGTGGCAGAAATCAAACAAGAAGGCAAAGTGATGGCTGACCCAACCGCTAAGCAGAGCCTGATGGGGCTCGACGTCAACTACGCAGCTAGCAACCAATGGTTCTGCTATCTGCCGCTGGAGAACATCCTTGGCAAGAAGTTCAATGACCTAGACTTGCACGTGACACGCTTCAGCTTGCCGCAGATGGTGCAGTCATCAACGACAGTCTCCTACAAAGGCTACCAGAAGGAGATCCCTACGAAGGTCATCAACGCCGACACTAAGGAGCTGACGCTGGAGTACATTGTTGATGAGGACTGGCAGAACTATCGCTCGCTCTACTCATGGATGTCCAAAGTCGAAGGAACACTCAATCCTGTCACGACAGATGACAACACTGAGGCAATCAGCCCAGACGACTACTTGACTCTCCGCATCTACCTCTTGAACAATGACAAGAAGAAGGTGATCCAGTTTGCCTTCTACAACTGCTGGATCAAGGTCTTCAATGAGATCGCCTTGGAGTCAAACAACCCAAATGAAGTCCATGCGTCGTTCACCTTCGCGTACGACGACTACCGGATCGAAGACATCTGATCCGGTCCAAAGTAAATAACCCTACCACAGCTTACGAAAGAACAGAACAATGGCAAACTTCTCCGACTTAGACGCCTACGCCGAGGCCCTCAAGAAAATTGACTTTGATGATGTTGTGATGCCGTACAAGAACGGCCGCCTCGTCGAGAACGTTGAGATCTACAACAAGGTGCAGAAGCTTCTTGACTGCCCTGAACTTGAGACTGCTCACCAGTTCCTCTATGACGTGGACTGTGATGAGATCAGCGAGGAGGAGTGCGAGAAGATCGACAAGCTCTACAGTTTGGCGACTGAGCGCGGCTTCATTGAGGCTGAAGAGCCAGAAGGTGAGGAGCAGAAGGCTGATGAGTGCGACGCCGTTGTTGCGGCAAACCTCGCTCCTGCTGCACCAGCTGTTGTTCCTGCTGCTCCGGCTCCAACGGTTCCATGTTCGGCTTTCACTATCATCTACTCGGCGATGAAGGATGGCCAGATCAAGACCGGCGAATGCTACAGCAACTCAATCGACACCCGCAGCGCTAAGGCAGATGCTCTTTCGAAGCTCGAGCGTGCAGGCTACAGCAACATCAGCATCCTCGCTATTGAAGCTGGAGACCCTGATTGCGCCGGAGCATGTGACAACACTTACTGCAAGCAGCCTGAGGTTGCGCAAGTCCCGATTGGCGCTCCAGCAACTGAAGATGACATGCTTGATGGCCGAGTCCATAATGGCCATGTCGAGGAAGCAGATGACCGCGAAGAGCTCTCGCACGGGCTTGACGCTGCCGGCATCAAAGCTTCGACCGCCAACACAGCTGCTCAAGATGCAGCTGCGGTCACGGTTAAGGAGAAGGACGACAAGGAAGAGGCTAAGGACGACGGCGCTGAAGACAAAGCGGCAGACGACAAGGCCGAAGACAAAGCAGAGGATGCTGACAAGGCAGATGACGCTGAGGACAAGGCCGACGACAAAGCTGAAGACAAGGATGACGCCGCTGACGACAAGAAAGATGACGGCGAAGACCTCGATCCTGCCAAGAAGACCGCTCTCAAGGACGCTTACAAGAAGGCCTTCAAAGCTGCGCTTGCCAAGTGCAAGTTCGAGACAAGCTTTGAAGAGCTCGACCTCCAGGACAAAGTGAAGTTCTTCACCGAGCTGGCTAAAGGCTGGGGAGACAAGGAAGATCCTTCGAAGTTCATGACCGACAAGGAGATCGACCAGCTGGAGAAGGTCGTCGTCAAGAAGTAAGGCCTATGCCGACTGAGGACAGCAAGCACTGCATCAACTGCAAGTACTTTGACGCTCGAAGCGGTTTCTGCCGCAAAGAGCCTCCAAAGCCAATTGTTGTCCCAGACTCAACTGTCGGCGGACGTCATGGTGTCCTGACAGTCTTCCCAAAGATCCCAATGCCGCTAGTTGACTACTGCTGGGAGTACGATCATATCTGACCTGCACTCAACTTGCTAGCGAGTGTAAGACTGCCCTGGAATGCTTTCCGGGGCTTCTTCGTCTTTTTGGTCAAGAGACATGCTGCAGGCACACCAAAGTCTTCAAAGAAGTCCTTCGGCACAAGCTTATGGACGTAGATGCCATGCTTCTGGTACATCCACTTCTGGTTGATGCTGAAGTTGCGGTCTCCACCATTCTTATTGAAGCCGCCCTTGACGTCAACCATGACTTTAGTCTGCGCACTTTCAGCGCCTTTGGCGACTTTGAACTCTGCTGCTAGCAATGGATGCTTGACAGCGTCAAAGGTGATCTCAAAGTCAGGTGAGTAGGAATGCTCACGGAACAAGCATCTGGACTTCCCGGCCAAGGTTGTGTAGTCTACTTTGTCGAACAGCAGGAATGAACCTGGCTAGTACCTGAAGTCCTCTATGAGTGATCCTTGCTTAGCTTCGACAAGCCATTCAAGGAAGTCAACCTCTTCTTGAGAGTCGCAGCCTAAAGCGCAGTTGTGGATTGGATCAAAGAAGTCTAGCTAGCGTCGTCTGTTCTTGCCCATAGGCATATTTTACCCATGGAGCTTGAAACCAAACCGCTGGACTAAGAACTGTTCGACTTCAGCAACAGCAGATTTGAACTCTGGATCAGCGTTCAGCGCACTCTTGTCATGGACATAACGGTCGATCAGGTCATTGACTGCGATGAGAGGGCTGCGCTTGTCCTTGAACTCCTCGACATACAAGTTCCTGCAGTTCGCCTTGCCGTAGATCCATTTGATTGCCTTGAACAGCGAATAGCAGTCAAGCCGCTTATGCTGGACAAAGCAGACATTGGTGAACTCCGGGCCAAAGTATTGCTCCGATCTGTCCTTGCCTGTGAAGAAGCCATTGAAGACCTTGATGCAAGCTTGGTTGAAGAGCACTCTATCGATCTTGATGTCCTTCTCCTTCAAGACGTACTTCACCTGGAAGTCTCCATCTATCGCCTTCACCAGCTTCTCCGGGAAGTAGGACTTGCCTTTGAGCTTGAGGAGGATGTTGTCTTGCGGCATGCATGCGCCGATGATGATGAAGTAGTTCGGGTCTAAGATGTCATACTTCACTAGGTGCTTCTTCAGCTCATCAACTGCCAGCGATTTGAAGACTTTAGCCACTTTGGCACAAGACATGGTGTCCTTCATGATGTAGACGCCATCCTGCGCAATGAAGCTGTCGTTGTAGAGGTCAAAGAACCTTATGAAGACCGCATCAAGGACGTTCTTGAAGTACAGCAAGTTGAACTTAGGGGCGCTCATCCATCTAGTCTCTCTTGGCCAGATTGTACGTGCTTAGACTCATCCACAAACCTGGTAGGAGGGAACATGGTGTCAGCAAAGCCCATCAGCTCCTTCTGCTCATCAGACATGCTAGCGACTGCCTTTGCGGCTTCTTCCTTCGCAATGTTCCAGTAGGCGATGTCTCTAGCAGTCAGCTCTCCCGCTGGATTCTGTGCACCAGCTAGCACTTGCTCGACACTTGGCGTATCTTCCCAGTCACGGCTCATGTCTTCAGCTCTAGACGCGGTGATGTCATTCCACATGCCTTGCGCCTTGCTCTTGGCATTTGGGTCCGCGACGACTCTCCGCGTCTTCATGTCGATTATCGTGCCGTCTTGGCATTTGAACATGCTGGTCATGCCAATGAAGCCCGCTCCAGCAAAGGAGACAGCCGCGTCGCCATCAGGCACATCAGCCATCGGCACATGCAGGTCTCGGCGCATATCTAGCGCTTGGTCTCCTGGGCCAACATTCTGGTTAGGGACTCGAAGCGCGCGAGGATGGCCTTTCTTGAAGTAGCCGCCTTGGCACGCTTTGTTGATGTTGAAGTTGCCGAAGACCCGCTCGCTGAACGGGTTAGCCAACGGTGCTGGATTGAGAGGAGTCATCAGTAGCCAGCCTCAGAAGTCCAAACTTCAAACAACTTCCTCGTAGGGACGCCATCCTGGTCCGTCTGCACTGCCCAGACCGCAAACTTCACCTCTCTAGCAGGACTGTCCGGAAAGCTGTTGTTGTAGCACATCCGCTTAGACTCAAGCAGCTTCACCATCTCTTTGGCGTCAAGGATGCTGTCAAATGTCTTCGCCTTGTTGATGCCGCCGCAGATGGCGTCTCCATAGACAACTAGCGACCCATTGCACTCAACTGCCGTATCTGACAGCTCTTTCAGCCAACTCTCATCAAACTCGCCGTCCACGTGCACTGCAAACACCTGTGCCATCATTCTGCTCCTCTGTATGTTCCTAGACGTAACGCTCCGCACTTCTTGCAGCGGTACAGCTCATGCAAGACCTCTCCACGGCAGATGACATAAGCGCCAACCTTCTCATAGTTCCAGCCGTCACCGCAGTTCCTGCACTTCCGAGGCTTCGACAGCCAGAAGGCTTTCCTGACAAGCTTGTCCCAGAAGCTGAGCTGCTTTGGCGCAGGCAAGAACTCGATCGAGCCACCATTGACCGCCTCATTGACCTTCTTGTTCATGGCGCTCTGCCGCTCAGTCATGCCGCGCACGCTGAACTCGAGCTGCCGCTTAGCCGATTCTGCGATCTTCGCCTCGACGTCGAATGCCAACTCAACCGGCGGTTCAGCTTCAGTTGCGATGGACTGCAAATGTAGGCTGGAAGACGCCGTTTGCGTCGAACGTTCCTGCGGCGGACGTATTTTGAGTGTCCTGCTGTGTGGAAGCATCATTGTCCTTCTCCTCTTTGGCTTTCTCTTCGGCGGCCTTCTTCTGGGCCTCGATCATCTCGCTCTCGATCTTCGCAAGCTCGGCGTCAATTACTTCTGGGTTGAAGTTCTTGACTCGCTTGTCCATCTGCTTCCAAAACGCCAGGATGCACATGACGACTTCAATTGCGTACTCTCCTTGCTCAAGCTTCAGGAAGTGGTTGATTGTGTTGAACTCAAAGAACTTCTTGTCAACCGTTCCATCAGCAAGAACTGCGCAGATCACTCCAATTGGGCTGAACCCATAGTGCGCGCTCTTGTCCTCTTCATAACCTTTGGCGCGGCTCATGATCTGGCTGTCAACCACATACCTAGCATAGTCTGCCATGTACAGGTTCTCTAAGTCCGCCTTCTTGATGCCATTCAAGATTGACTTGCGGTAGCTATGGTTCAGAAGCCTGGTCAGCGTCTTCTTGCTCAACTTAGTCATTGTTCTGCTCTCCTCCATCTTCAATCTGCTTGCAGCTGTCGTCAAAGAAGATGACAGGCTTTCCTAGCGCATTGGCCAAGTCCAGCTCCTTCTGCATGCCTTCACTCACGCCATGCTCGCTGAACACCCAAACTTCATCTGCTCGGCGCAGCCATTCTAGCCCTGCCTCAAGGCCAAGCGTGCGCTCGCTGACGAGATAGTCATCAAGGAACTGGGTGAAGAACAAATGCGGAGCCAACGGGCTGCATCCTTGCTCACAGGCGAACTTGCAGAACTTCATTGCACGCGCCTGGTTTGCCTTCACGTCGCCGCGCAATGGAGACGACACAAACACCAACTTCATCTTGCTTTCTTGCATGGGCATATTGTACGCGCATCCACCGAAGTAAATATATTCCCAAGCGAAAGTCTAGGTTCAAGTATGGAGACACAAGAACAAGAGCTAGCGCACATCAAGCGGCCTCGTGAAGTAGAGCGCATCACCAAAGAAGAGTTTGAGTGGCGCGTACGTGAGATCGCCAAGTGCAAGAGAGACATCAAGTACTTCGCGGAGAAGTACTTCAAAATCATCAGTCTCGATGCGGGGTTGACTACGATCAAGCTCTATGAGAAGCAGAAGGACTTGCTCGACTTCTTCGTCGGTGAGAAGCGCTGCATATGTTTGGCTTCGAGACAATCGTCAAAGACGACTACCTACACCATCTATCTCCTGTGGTTGACGATGTTCCACCCAGAGAAGAAGGTCATGTTGTTGGCCAACAAGGCTGACACGGCATTGGAGATTGTTGGCCGCATCCGGATGGCCTATGAGTATGTGCCTTCATTCCTCAAGCCAGGCGTATCAGTCTGGAACAAAGGTGAGATCGTGTTCGCCAACAGGTCAGCGATCAAAGGCTTTGCTACAGCATCTGACGCAGCCCGTGGGTACTCAGCGTCAGTCGTCGTGGCGGATGAGTTCTCCTTCGTCCCAAACAACATCGCATCCAAGGTCTTTGAGTCAATCTACCCGACGATCTCCTCATCGAAGAACTCACAGTTCATCATCGTCTCTACGCCGAATGGAGCTGACCCTAAGAACCTCTACTATGAGATCTGGCAGAAGGCGAACTCCAAGCAGGTAGGCAGCAATGCCGAAGGATGGAAGGCGTTCCGGTTCGACTGGTGGGATGTGCCTGGGCGTGACGAACAGTGGAAGCAGAACACTATCGCGTCGATTGGCCAACAGCGCTTTGACCAGGAGTTCGGCAACGTCTTCCTCTCATCCGCCTCGCTCAAGAAGCTGATCCCAGATGACATCACCGAGCAGTACCGCATCAAGCTGTCAGAGCTGAAGGTCCAAGACAAGGACTTCGCTGTTGGCAAGAAGCAGCTGGTCATGTCGGAGAAGCAGGACAAGATGTATGAGTTCAGGATGTGGCATGAGTTCCAGCCTGGGCGCACATACCTTGCGTCAGGAGATGCCGCTGAAGGTGTTGGCGCTGACAGCAGTGTGCTCTATGTATGGGATGTCACAGACCTCAGCAACATTGTGATGTGCGCCAAGTTCGCTTCGAATGTTGTTTCGCCTGTCGAGTTCGCCTTCATAACCGCTAAGGTCTTAGGCCTCTACAACAACCCATACTACATCTGCGAGCGGAATGGCGTTGGTGCTGGCTACCTAGACTCTCTGCGCATCACCTACCACTACCCAAACATCGTCGCAGAAGGCAAGAACAGAGACTATGGCGTATACAGCCACGTCCAGATCAAGGGCAAAGCCTGCCTTTGGGCGCGCGAGATGATGACGACTCTTGGCTTCGGATGGACGATCTACGACAAGGACTTGCTGAATGACTTCAACAACTTCGTCAAGAAGGAGACTAAGGGCATCAACATTGTCTACCAAGGCCTTCCTCCAGCGCATGACGACCACATCATGGCATGGATCTGGGCATGCTATGTCCTGCAGCCTGACGTCGTTGAGTCCTACTATGTATGCACCAAGTCTTTCACCTCGCAGCTTGACAAGATCTATCCACAGCTCCTGATGCCGCTCTACGAGTACAAGTATGAGGACATCAAGAAGATCGCAGATGACCCGACTTACTAGGAGTTCCTAGACTTCAAAGAGGAAGTCAACAACAAGCTTGGGCGTGCGCTTGCAGCTGAACGGAAAGAAGCGAAGGCTGACCCATTCGCCGGGGCAGACTATGATCCATACTTTGGCGACACTGGGCCGTCCTGGAATGAGCCAGACTTCCACTCTGGGTCATCGAGAGACACAACAAGCTTGAACCCTTATAACAATCGGCCAAGCTTTGCTATCAACCTAGGTGGTGGATTCGGCATTTGACCTAGACTGTGCGTGCTGGGTAAATAGCTCAGATGAGCACCCAAGCAAAGATTCTGGTACCGCTGCGCCGTTGTGGCGACAATGTTGCGCTTCCAATTGACTCAGCGCTGAGCGAACGTTCGAACGCCCCTGTCGCGAACTCTGTGATTGCCGCTGCTTTCCGGCATGAGCGCCTTCACTCCGAGAAGGAGATTGGCAAGCTTTCGGCGACCTGCACTGTGCTGTCTGGCAAAGTCGACACCATGCCTGAGGTGCCGACTCGTGTCTCGCAGTTGAAGAATGATGCCCATTACTTGACTGAGCACCAGAGTCTGGATGAGTATGCTCTCAAAGTCCAGCTTCCAACTAAGGTCTCGCAGCTGAAGAATGATGTTGGCTACCTCTCATCTCACCAAAGCCTTGAGGCGTACGCTACAAAAGACAGCATTCCAGCGAAAGTGTCTGATTTGGAGAATGACCTTGGCTACTTGAGTGCCCATCAGAGCCTTGCTGGATACGCCAAGCTAGATGATGTCCCTGACCGTACGTCGCAGCTCATCAATGACTCAGGCTTCTTGACTCATCACCAAAGCTTGAATGAGTACTACAAGAAGTCACAGACTTCCAGCGCAGTGCAGATCTCTAAGACACTCAGCGCTCTCAAGGAGTATGGTGATGACACCTATGCAACAAAAGACAGCATTCCGCTCAGCGCTGGCGACTTGATTGATGACGGCACGTACGCTACTTCAGCCGCAGTGGATCAGTATGTCCTCAACTTGACACGGCAGATCTACAAGAAGGTCTCATCATCTGAGCTCAGCATCTTGGTGAAGCAGTACGCCGGCGAAGCTGGGTTCTTGAGCGCGCACCAGAGCCTCAGCGACTACGCTCTTTCAGCAGATGTCCCTAAGAACGTGTCTCAGTTGAGCAACGACTGCCGGTACATGACCGAGTCACGGATGTCGGAGTACGCAAAGCTCAGCGACATCAGTGGAAACATCAGCCGCTTTGACAACGACGTCGGCTACTTGTCTGCACACCAGAGCCTGTCTGGGTACTACACTAAGGCGGAAGCTGCAGCAGCGCTAAGCGGCAAAATCACAATCCTCTCCAGCGCAAACGCGCGCCAAAGCGACCTTTCTGTTGTCCATCTGACACGGGCGCAGTACAAGGCGCTCGCAACAAAAGACCAAAGTTCGATCTACATTGTTGATGACGACCAGCTTGATGCAGCTAACAAGACTGTCCAGAATGTTGCGAACCCGGTGTTGGCGACTGATGCGGTCCCATTTGGAGTCGTCTCTGGCCTGTCTGGAGAGCTCAAGCAGACAAGTGCATTCATTGTAGGTGAAGTTGGAGGACTAAGCCAGTACATCAGCCTGCATGGCGCGATGTTGAGCAACATCCCAACCAACAACTCGCAGCTGGTGAATGACAGCCGTTTCGTGACAAGCTCGTACGTTGACCTCAAGCTTGAAGGCTACCAGGTCTCTGGCAACTACTTGTCGGCGCACCAAAGCCTCAGCGACTACACCAAGACTGCTGACCTGCCGACTGACTTGAGTGCCTTCACGAACAGCCCAGGGTTCATCTCAGCTGCGGACTTGACCGCGTTCTACACCAAGGCCTAGACCAGTTCGGCAACAGAACTTTCAGACGCATTGGCTGCGAAGCAGCCAATCGGCAACTACCTGACCGAGCACCAGTCGCTTGCCGACCGTGCTCAGCTCAGCGACATCCCTACGAACGTCAGCTAGCTGGTCAACGATGCCGGCTACCTGTCCTCCCACCAGTCGCTGACCGCGTTCTACACCAAGGCCTAGACCAGTTCGGCCGAGGAGATCTCGGCCGAACTGGAGAAGTACCAGCCAAGCGGAAACTACGCGGTTGATGCTGACATTGTGAACCATCTCTCTGTCCTCAGCGACTATACGCAGTTGAGCGTCTTGAAGAAGTACCAGCTCAGCGGCGAGTACATCACCAGCGCAGAAGTTGACATCAAGCTTGAGCCATACGACCTTGAGACCGATGCTGTCAACCGCCTGTCGGTCTTGTCTGACTACGCCATGCTGAGTGATGTTCCTACAAACGCAAGCCAGTTGGTGAATGATGTGCCTTACCTCTCAAGCCACCAATCCCTCAGCGACTACTACACTAAGTACGAGACGTCATCTGCAGTTGAGCTAGATGACGAGTTCGCCAAGTACCAGCTGTCAGGCGACTATGTGACTTCAGCTGGCCTTTCGACAACTCTTTCTAGCTATGCGATGCTGAGCGCGGTGCCAACAAACACCTCGCAGCTGATCAATGACGTGCCGTTCTTGACGCGCGGCGGACTTCCAACTGACATCGCTTGCTTGTCTGACTTGGAGAACTACATCCATCTGTCAGGCGAAGCAGACAAGATGATTGGCCCTCTGCATCTGTCATCTAACTTCGCAGTTGGCCCATACTCGCATTCCCAGTCGCTTGGCAGCTTTGCATGCGGCGG